GGTGGACTACCTGCAGAATCTGCATACCCCCCCCTGGAGGCTCTATCCCGCGGCTTTCATCCTCCCAGAACCCGCAAATCGCGCGCATTAAAAAGCCCTCATTCGAGGGCCGTTTAGGTGCTGCCTATTCGCTTTATCCCTTTCGATCGGCTCCGATTCCGCCATCGGCCGCCGTCTTGGTCCCGTGACACGGCTTGCACAGCGGCTGCCAGTTCGACGTATCCCAGAACAGCGTCATGTCGCCTCGGTGATCCTTGATATGGTCGACCAGGGTGGCTTCGGTCACCTTGCCTTGGGCCTCGCACATACGGCAAAGCGGGTGCTTCGCCAAATACCCCAAGCGTGCGCGCTGCCACTTGCCGCCATAGCCACGTTGCGCCGTGGTCAATCCCTCACGCCACGCATCAGGATTCAGCATCTTGACTGCCTGGGTATCCGCTACGGCAGCGCGAGTGGGTTGCATGCGGACGCGGGGCTTAGCCACGGAAGCTACCTTCGACGAACCTATCGATCGCCTCTTGGGTTACCTCAGCACGACCTACTGGCCGGCTATTCAGCGATGAGGGACGCGCGTTAAGCCCCTGTGGGGCCGTATCAGCGACGATCGCATCGGGGGCTTCACCCTGAACCGCAATCTTCTCTAGCGCCTCACAGACGCGAAGCAGGAGTGCCTCAGACCCCATCTTGAGTTCCACGTCTACGCCAAATGGCAAGACCATAGGCTCAACGCCCAGTTTGTCCGCTGTCGGGGTGATCGCTGCGGTCAGCCTCTCGATCTGCTCGTCTGTCAGCGCCATTCCCATCTTCAGCACAAGCAACCCGTTGCTTGATTTGTTCGAATCGTTCATTCGCTATCTCCATCCACTTTTTGAGTTTGGCCCGTCGCCGAGCGCAGCCTGCACACGCCATATCACTTCTCCCGTTTCGTCGCACCAGCCTAGCGCCACATGAGCACCTCGACCAGTACCCAGCGATCTGCGAAACGGTCAGGGGATGCGAAAGGGTAAATGTGCAAAAGCTGCGTGTTCATCACATTTCATCGAATCCGCAGTTTTTACGTTTTCTATTCTCGATTGCTTGAAAAAACGATTGCATGTTGCATTACTCCTAGACAGAGTAATGCAATGCAACCAAGATCCGGTTGCATATATGCTATTTGCAACCCTATTTGCAATGCAATCGTATCAATCCGCATTTTCTGCGCTCAGGGAAATCATACCGTTTTCCGCAAAAATTGCGCCTTTCTCGATCAGATTCTCGATTGACCTGTTAAAGGCTTGGTTCATATAGCCCGGCTTTTTGCCTGGCTCGAACTGCGAAACGAACTCATCGCGAACCCTGGCCGATTCGATAGCACCGCCAGTTTCCATGCCGAGCAGGTCGTGTAGGATGCCGAGGATCGACAGCTCGTTCTTACCGGTCTTCTTCTTTTTGTCTTCCGTTTCCACCGTACCAGGGCCGAGGAACTCGACGATGCAGCTAGAGATATCATCGCCATCCTCATCAATCCCGAGTACGACCGTGTGAAGGGTGAAGATGTAGCTTAGGCCCTCTCGGCCGTCCTTCATCTTGGTCGTGGTGATGCTGCGAGTATCCTTGCCTCTCTTAACCTCAAGCTCGACGTCGCAGGCCGCCTTGATGCTGGAGTGGCCGCGAGAGCCCTTGGAAGCGTCCTTACCGCTATGGTGGACCAGTAGGACCATAGCGCCGCTACGCTGCGCCAGCCGCTTGCACTGGCTGAGGGCTACGCCTACGTCTTCACCGCTGTTCTCGTTCGCGCCTGCCGTCACTTGGGCGAAGGTATCCATCACAATCAGATCGTATGGCTCGCGCTCACAAACCTCTTTGATAAGATCGGACACCTGCGCCACGTCCATAAGGTTCGGCGTTACGTCGTAGATGACGTCGAAGCCGATACGGGATAGCGCGTGTTGGTGGCAGTAGGCCCGAATCCGTTGTCTGAAGCCCGAGACACCTTCCGCTACCACATAAAGGACTCGGCCAGCGCTGACGCGGTGCCCGTTCCACGTTTCCAGGCCGCGTGAAATGGCGGCGCACATATCCAAAGTGGCGAACGACTTGCCTGCACCAGATTCGCCGAAGAGAACGCCTAGCATGCCTTGGGGCAAGAACCCTTTGATAAGCCATTTGATCGATGCTTCCTGAGCCGCAAACTCGTCGTCTGCGGTGATGCGGAACTTCCCGCTCTTGGGCATCGCAAGGGATTCGAATTCATCGGCGGAAGCTACCTCCAAGCCAGTTTCGCCGCCATGCTCGCGGATCATCTGAAGAACGGTGCCCATGGTCTTATAATCAGCGGTGCCGTTCCGGCCGAACGAGACCCACCGTTCCATGCTGTACTCAGTGCTCGTGTACTTAGGCGAGCGGGAAGACCACTCGTCCCAGATGTCGAAGCCTTCGCCTTCAGTCTCGTGATGCACACACATGCCCACCGCGACCCAATCGTCGTAGTGCAGGTCTTCCGGAAGCTTCTTCAGGAACTCGGCGATCTCTTCGAACGAAAAGCCCATGGTCGGTTTGCCCGCGCCGACGCATTCAGCCCTTACCCGATCTAGACGTTTGAAGCGAGTAGCGCAGAACGCCTTCACCTCTTCGGTAAGGGGAGCGACGGTGTTCTCCGATCCGGTCAGTTCAGTAAGTTCAGTAACGTGGCCAGTGAACGTCACGAAGCCTTTCGCGTGGAACGTCTCGAAGCCGAACGATCCGTCGACCGGAGTACTATCCTTGCTGTCCGGCGATTCGCCCAGCATAAAAGCGCGGACACCCGTACCGGAAGGGCTCAGCTCGGCGTAAGTGCCCGCGGTTAGCTTCTCCACGCGCGGATCTATGACGCCGTCTTTGACGCAGTTGTCGAAGTCTAGAGCGGTAATCCCGAACTCAGGCATCAACGCAAGTCCAACGCCGGCGAAGTCGTGCTTCTCGGCGAAAGCCTTAGCATCGTCGAACGATACGAGTAAGCGGCGATCTTCGGCAGATCCGTGAGTTCTGTTGCGTACAGACCCAGAAAGGTAATACGGCATCTTTAGTGCCTTCGGCCTTCCGGGCCGCTGGACCCATCGCCAAACCAGCCAGCCTTTCAGTTCCCGCAGCGCAGCCGGTGCCTGCAGGTGCTCGAATTTCTTAGCCATTTTTGCGGCTCCCACGGCGTCACGCTTCGTCGGAGAAGTTGGGCTCCGCCAGTGCGGCAGCGTATTTCGGATTCATCAGCTCAGCACGCGGCACGCCGTACAGCGATTCGATTTCCGTAACCCGGATCAGAGGCACATAACCCTGGCCCATCCATTGTTGGACAGCCTGGTAAGAGACGCCCAGTTGGCGCGCCATAGGCGAAAGGCCACCGGCGGCTACTACGGCGGCGAGAATGCCGGTGTATTTCTTGGCCGACATGACGGTGTTCAGTAAGGCGCCGTGCGTGCCGTCGTTGATGATGCGTTGGGTCAGTTCTTTGAGACGGTTGTCCATTATTTCTTCTCCGGGGTCTTGGAAAGGTCTTTGCTTCGGGCTTCCAGCATTGCGTCTGCGATTCGGTAAGCGAGCACCGCTACGTTCAGCCGGGCATCCGCCTTCCAATCCGTAACGGTAGGATCGAATTCGTAGCGCGTGTCGTACTCGCTCAGGCGCATCAGTTGTCCTAGCGCCTCGATCGCGGCGGTATCTCGGAAAGCTAACTCTTCTGCGGTTCGCTGTTTTGCCATTGCTCTATACCTATCGGCGTGAATTCGGGCTAGCATACAACCACTCGCCAACGAAACGCAAGCTAGCAGTCTCTTGCGCTCCTACCCTCTGTACCCGCGGACGAACGGTAGGAAAGAATTTGAACGAGGTGCTAGACAACACAAGAATCTACTTGTACAGTTCATCTCACCAACCACAACAACGGAGAACGCCACCATGTGGACCGCCGCCCTGATCCTCCTCTTGCTGTTCTGATGTGGACCCCGCTTCGGCGGGGTTTGTCGGTACCGAAACCATAATACGGAGATAGTGAGATGCACCAGCCAATGCAAGGCGCCTCGGCGCAGGTAGAGAATAAAAACGAGAAGCCAACCCGCGGATGGGGTTTCCCGGGAAATTCTAGGAAAGCGCATTACTTTGACGATTCAATGTTCTCGCTGTGCAAACGATGGGCGTACACCGGAGAGCTTGAAGACACCCGGCACGAACACCCTGATAACTGCGTAGCTTGCGCGAAGAAACGCGCAAAGCTCTTCGGCCAATAAGGAGATCCACCATGGGCAAACTAGTACTCACCCGGCGCGCCGGGGAAAGTGTGAAGCTTACCGAGCCGAACGGCGAGGTTTGGGTAATTCGCGTCGAGCAGATTGCGTCCATGCTACGCCAGCGCATCGTAGGAACGCTGACTACCCCAAGCGGATTTGAGAGGCTTTACCTGGACGCGAATCAATGCCGAACCTTCGCCGGCGGCAACGTCGAGCTGCGTCCGCATAAGCGGCCAGACCAAGCGATTCTGGCTTTCGACTTCCATCGGGATGTGACTATCGTCAGGACGGAGATTGCGTGATGGCTAATTTGATCAGATGCGCAACGTGTGAAGGGTGGGGCGTTACTTCTTACGATGCCGCAGGTGTTCCACACATGTGCGAACGGTGTAAAGGCGTCGGTAAAGTGGAGGAGGTTGAATACCCGCCTATAGAATACGCGTTAACCGCTTGTCAAGCCGCTGTAAAAGCAGTGTTGGATATGGCAATCGAAAAATTGAATTCGAACAGCTTTGAAGCGCGCGAACTGGCCGAGCTAGTCGTCAAGCTATTCGACGACTTCGAGCTTGAAGAAGCGGAGCCTTGGTGACCCAAATGACCCTCCAATGCCCAAAGTGCGGTAACCCATACGTGATCCGTATGAGCAGCCTTCGCATTATCCACTGCCCGGATTGCCATACCGAATCACCCTGGCCGTTGAAGGACGGTCAGAAGCCTTTGATCAATACGAACCGAGGAGATCGGAAGAAATGAAATTCGTTCTAGGAGCCGTGCTGTACCTGTTTTTCTGCGGATTAGCTTTCGGCCCTATGGTTGGCGACGAAATCCGTTGCGGAGAGCGCCCAAAGGTGAAAGACGCCTTGATCTTCGCGATTAGTCTCCCGCTAGTAGTCGGCGTGGCGATGACTGCAGGTGATATCCCGGAGCGCGAAATGTGCGAGAAACCCTAACCGTTCATCGGAACCACTAGTAATCACAAGTAGCTTGTTGTATAGTTCGTTTACACAAACACAGGAGGTTGCGAGATGCGAAACCCACTCTTCATATTTTTCACATCGCTTGCCGGGATTCTCGTAGCTAGCGCGTTTTACTCGGGCGTAGACAATCCCGTTACCTTTCTTCTAGCCGCGGGAGCCACCGTATCCGGTGTAATCGCGGTAGCGGAATTCAACGTATGAACCGCTTCAAGCCTAACCAGGTCGTGCGCATCAACGACACGCAGAGCGAGTACCACAAGATGCGGGCCAAGGTGGTAAAGGTCGGCCAAAGGAGCTACGACGTGGCCGTAGGGCGGTTAACTATGCGCGTCGTACCAGAACAACTTTTGGGAGTGAGAAGACCGTGAAACGTTTTACGTCAGAGGATTTCGAGGTAGGACAACAGGTTGTATGCGTAGACCCGGATAAATTCCTGCAACCTCGGAGAAACTATCTTAGGGATCGCGTAGGCACAGTGATTAAGGTTTACCCGGCCGAGCGACCAGGGCCCCAATATTGCGGCTGGACAAACTGCGTTTCTGTTCTTTGGGGTAAGCGGAATGGTCGTGGTAAAGAGCAAGAGATTCTAATGCGGCCACGCGATATAACCTTGGTAGGAGACTCCAAATGATCCGTCAATCCGCTAACCGCCCATGGCAACCGGACTGCTACATCCTTTTGTCGGGCATTGTCTGCTCGCCGGAGCACGTCCGTAAGGTACTCAGCCAGGAAGAGGCCCGCGCCGCGCGTGAGGCCACCGCAGCCATCTACAGGATGATGAAAGGATGAACGAGTCACACGTAGGGGCCGTCAGGGTAGTTAAAACCGATAACGGCGAGCGATATGAGGGCGTGCTCTTGGCATCCGCTATCCTAGCCGGCCAAGTCGAACACGGAACTAAGCTTTATATCCATGCGACGACAGACCCGCGAGAGCTGAGCAATCTGCTCCGTGAGTTGCTGGAGTATGCAGAGCTCGGTTGGGACTTCGAACCTGAGATCGCTGTAAGAGTTCGCGCCGCCTTGAAGGCCAAAGCACTCGGAGAAAAACCATGATCCGCCGCGCCCAAGCTGAAGCGCTACTCGAACTGGCCGAGGCGCTGGAAGAGTGCGAGCGGAACGATGTGAGATTTTGGGCAGAAGGCTCGGGCCTGTTCATTGTTCCCGGAAATGAATTCGTCGGTGAAATGCGAAGCGTGGATGTTCGCATGGCGATCGCCAAGCTTTACCCCAAATCGGAGGCTGCAGAATGAAGATCAGCGACGCGGTATTCACTGTTGTCTTTTCGCTGCTGATCATCCTGTTCTTCGTCGGCGTGGCGAACATGCCATGTAGTGAGAGCATCTTCTGCCCTTACGGAGGCAAATGAACCGCTTCCCCTGCCGCTGCCGTGCTTGCGGCGCCAGGCGAACGCTGGCGAAGCATCCAGTCGACACCATAACTAACTGTCGCTGCGATCCTTGCAAAGCGCTACGTGAGCAAGGGCGGGAGACGTTGATCCATTGTGCGTGCGGCGGCTCCTACCGAGTCGATCAGTACCGCCGCAAGACTGAACACAAACGCGCCGGCTGCACCTGTTCCGGGTTCCCTTGGGACAATGGCCGGCACCGTAAAGGCAGCGCCAGCCTCGAGAATGGCTGGTACTGCATATTTTGGAGAGGGTATGACGATGATCGGATGGATGATCGAACAAGTAGCAGGGTTCTTCTGGACTAGTCTCGCGATCCTCTGGTTCGCCTATGTTTTTGATTTCCCTATCCGCGTTGGCTGCGGCGCATAGACCTACAAGCAATAGCAATTAAACTACTTGACATCCCTTGTGCTGCTATCTACAGTTCGCAGCACACCAACTCGAAAGGAACATGTGACATGTCGATCGAAGCTCTGCTCCAGGCGCAAATTGATGCGCTCAAAGAAAACACCGCAGCCGTCCTCCTGCTCGAAGCCAGCCTCGTAGGGCGCGCCGGCGGTAGTTCGAAACCATCGGCGAAGGGAGAAAAGCCGAAGGCAGAAACCAAGCCTGAGGTTAAAGAAGAGAAGAAACCTGAACCGGAAGTCAAGGAAGAATCTAAACCCGATCCGGTGAAAGAAGAGGCTGCAGCCACCTCTTACGAAACCCTCCGCGAACTGGTTCTCAAACTGGCCAGTGGCGGCAAGCGTGACGAGATCAAGGCAGTGAGCGCCAAGCACGGTATTACCGCGCCGAAGGATTTGCTGAAAGATCCGGCCGACATGTCGTCTGTCACCGACCAAGCCAAACTCGAAGCCGTTTATGTCGATCTGCTGGCGCTGGAGGCGTAAGATGATCAAAGCTCTCGACATGCTGCGCGCCTATGTGGAACTTGGTGCGTCGCAGGAAGACATTCAAACAGGTGACTACGCAGATCGCGTGATCAATTCTTGGAACAATTGCGAGTTAGTCGAAGCGCTGGATGACGCAGCTGTATGGGCTGACAGCGTTGACGAAGACGAGCTTAAGGCTAAGGGGTTGGTCTGATGGCACACGCCTTCCTTAGCCCATCGGGCGCGGCGGCTTGGATGCGATGTAATGCCAAGCCGTATCGTGAACGTGATTTCCCTGAGTCGACCAACGACTCCGCCGACGAGGGCACCGCAGCACACTTCCTACTTGAGCAGTGTCTCGATCAAGGCGTAGACGCGGCCCACTTCCATGGCACGCGCATCAAGGTCGAGAACGGCGCTACCGAGTTCAACATGGGCGGCAAGTGGCCGGTTGGTCCGGACATGACTCGCGATCTGCAGAAAGCGCTTGACTACATCCTCGCAGTCGCTGATGGGGCTACTGTCTACAGCGAGCAGAAGCTCAGCATCGCCCACATCACCGGCGAGTTCTGGCATCGGCAGACAGGCGCCGTAGCTTTCAAGCACGAAACTGGTGCCTACGTTGATATCGATAACGGCCAGGTTTATGCAGAAAGCGAAGTTGAACCGGCTACCGGCACTACCGACGTTTGGATCATTAAGGGCCGTGTTGCTCACTGCATGGACCTTAAGTGGGGAATGGGCGTCCAGGTTTTTGCTCAACATAACGAGCAGCAGGAGATGTATACCGACGCCGGCATCAAGGAATTCGACTTCCTGGATGAAGTGGAAGAGATCCATCTTCATATTTTGCAACCGAGGATCAAGCACTTCGACGAAGCTGTTTACAGCCGGCAGCAACTGGCCGATCGAGTAAAGGCGATTCGGGAAGCTTCGCTCAAGATCGCTCTGACGCCTGCGGATGAATTGCCCGCTACGCCTGGGGAGAAACAGTGCAAGTTCTGTAAGAAGGGCGCTTCTTGCAAAGAGCGAACCGAGCACACTATGGAGCTTATCGTGGGCGAATTCGTAGACCTCGACAAAGGGTTCGTGAAAGTCGAAATGCCACAAGCTGAGAAGCTGCTGGCGCAGAGCTTCGGCGTAACTCCGAAGGCCATCACGTTCCACGAAGAGGCTGAGCAAGACGACGATCACCCCGAACACGTTGATGCGCACTTCACCGTCAAGAAGCCAAGCATTCGCCCATCGCTGGAAGCGGCGACTGAAGCAGTAGCCACGGCTGACGATGAGCGCTTGGCCACGCTGATGGATGCGGCCGATATGATCGAAGGCTTCGCCAAAGCGGTACGCGCTGAAGTTGAGCGACGCCTCCTGGCCGGATCGTTCACCGATGCCCGCTACAAGCTGGTCGAAGGTCGCCAGGGTGCGCGTAGCTGGGTTGACGAAGAGCAGGCTGAGGCTGCGCTCAAGGCGATGCGCTTGAAGTCGGACGAGATGTACGACCGCAAGGTCATCAGCCCGACCAGTGCGGAGAAGCTCCTGGGCGAAGCGAACAAACGCAAGTGGGCGAAGCTCCAACCGCTGATCACCCGCAGCGATGGCAAGCCCTCAGTGGCGCCAGCGAGCGATAAGCGGCCTGCACTGAGCATGGCAATTGCCGAGCAGTTCGAGGAGCTGCCAGCTGAAGTAGAAATTCCGGTTGTCGAAGATTCCTTCGACGATCTCGTGTAAGACCAAAACCATAAACTGATACTGAGGATTTAAACCATGAAACACACTTTCAACGACGCTCGAATCTCCTTCCCGAACATCTTCACCGCCAAGGCCAACGAGCAGGGCAAGGAACAGTTCTCGGCGGCCTTCCTGTTCTCGCCTGACCACGAGGGCATCGCGGGGCTCGACAAGGTGATCGAAGAAGTCGGCAAGGCCAAGTGGGGCGCCAAGTGGCCGGCGGTGAAGAAAGAACTGACTGCAGGCGGCAAGCTGCTCGTCCACAACGGGGACAGCAAAGCCTCTCTGGCCGGCTACGAAGGGCAGCTGTTCTTCAACGCCTACAACACCGTTCGACCAACCGTGGTCGACCGCGACCGCTCGCCGCTGACCGCGCAAGACGGCAAGCCATACTCGGGCAGCTACGTCAACGTCATCATTGACGTGTGGGCGCAGGACAACAGCTACGGCAAGCGTATCAACGCCCAGTTGCAAGGCGTCCAGTTCGTTCGTGACGGAGAAGCTTTCTCCGGCGGCGGTACCTCGGCAGATGCCAGCGACTTCGACGAGATCGCAGACGGCGCTGATGCGGACGACCTGGCATGACAGACCGACGCGAGCAGGAAAAACGAGAAGACGTTTATGTCGTGACGGCCATTCCCAAAAACGGGAACCGCTCATTTGTCTACGGTGTTTTCAAAAGTCTTGACTACGCCCACGAGTACTACAACACCCATGGGTGCCCGAGCAACGACTACTGGGTGACAAAAGAGATGATGATTAGCCTAGCGTAGCGAGTAACACCCGAAAAGCCCGGCTAGCGTCGGGCTTTTTGCTGACCGCTTGTCAGAACCACTAGACATCACAAGTAATGCGTTGTACTCTTTGATTGTCGAAAACAAATATGAGGTTGAGGGTTATGGCTCAGGCACTAGCAATTTTTATCCTTATGACGTGGGGTGCGTCGGCGGTATATCTGTACAAAGTTGACCCCTTCGACGACAGGTATAAGGAGTCGTCAAACGTTATGTTCGCACTTGACGTGCTGCTCAGATCGATCATAGCGACGGTCACGATAGTTGGACTTACTCTGCTGGTAGTAGGTCTCGTCTGCATCGCTTTCGGACTCGTCAACTGAGGTAAACCGTTATGACACACGCAGAGCAAGCCAAGCAATCGTCCGATCCCTACCAATACTGCATCGCCCACTTCGAGGCGCGCTACATCGACCGCGCCGAACGCACGATCCGTTTCGTGTTCGCCGATGAGTCCGAAGTCACCTTCTCCGTGCGCTACGTGGTGAAGCTGTGATGCCCGCGGAGCGTTACCTGGCCGGTGAATCCTCTGGACCATTGAGCAAATCGTGGGAGGCGCAGCATGAAACCCTCGGACGAGTTGTGTGCTGAGTATGCCGCACGATACTTGTGCGGCGAGTCTTCTAACGCCATGGCTAAAGAAGCCGGGGTCACCCCACCCACCATGCGACGCTGGCTGCGCGCCGCTGGTGCGGATATCCGCCCGGTTGGAGGTGTCGCGGAACGCGTGCTGACCCCGGAACAGGAGGACGATGTTGCCCGCAGGATAGAGAAGGGGGAGAAGCGCGAGTACCTGGCCGCACTATTCTGTGTATCGCGGGCTACTATCGTGCGAACCGGGCAAAGAGTCTTAGGGCGTGAGCCCGGTTCGCCGAACACCAAGCGGGCGGTTGCGGAGCGTTGGGGATACCCGTTCTGGGAAGTAGTCCGCGACTTCGCTGAGCAAGGCATGAACCGGGTCCAGACGGCCAAGGCTCTCGGGTATTCGGTGAATGGTTTCCTGCGACTCCTTTCAGAGAATGCCGCGCATGATCCGTTCGAATCCTACGGTCACGCGAACAACTATGTACGGGACTCGGGAGAGCCACTCGGCGACGCGGTCGCGCACATGGCTAAGAGAGGATTCACGATAACCGAGGCGGCCAGGTTCATAGGGTACTCGCACGCAAAAGGGCTGCGTCACGCTATGCGTTCGCGAGGCATACCAGACCCCGGCTTCAAACGTAAGCCGGCGAAAAATCGTTTCTTAAGGAAGAAATCTAAATGAGCAATGAAACCCTGATCCGTCTGGAAAAGCGCGCCGACTACTACGCCGAGCGCACCGAACAACTTACGTTCCAACTAGGTGCAGAGCGTCGTGATCACCGCACCACCCGCAAGTACCTGACAGCGTATCGCTGGATCGCGTTGATCGGTTGGGCTGCTGTCCTCGTTGTATTGACTGCTAAGGAGATTTGAATATGGCTGAAGAAAAGGAATACACCGGCGGTTCGGTCAGCTACTACGCAGTCGATGTGAACGCACCGATCAACGAAGAAAGCGATCCGTACACCGCAGAGTGCCAAGACATCATCGAAGCGCTAAAGCTCGACTTCAACGAAGGCAACGTTCTGAAAGCGATCTGGCGCCGCGCGGCAGCGCGCCTTGGCCGCTCCAAGAAAGGTTACGATGACGGATTGTACGACGCCGAGAAGATCGTCTTCTATGGACAGCGATTGGTCGCGATCGAGCAACGCGCTAAAACCCCGGCTGCAAAACAGGCAGCGGCCAAAATGGCGGGTCTCGATCTTGCCGACGTTGAGGCCAAGGTTCTCGCACAGACTGACCCCTACGGCCCCCGTGACGCAGAAGGCTGGTATACCTGGAACGGCGACGAGACCATGCGCCCGGCGGGAAGGGTGGACGTTCGTTACCGAGATACCTCTACTGCCTGGAACATGGCCGCGGATACTTTCGGGTGGAAGCACGAGATCACTGATTCTGAAAACGACATCGTGAAATGGAGGCCGGCGCAATGACGGCGTTGCCTAAAATGGACCGCGCTAGCCGTGCTGCTTGGCAGCATGTAGCTGCGCACAAACGCCGTTGGTACCAGCTAGGATCGGGGTTTCGCCGGAGCTTTTCGGTCGTATCAGACGTTAAGTTTTACCACTCAGTGCTTCTGAAATACGCGCGAACGGGGGAGAAGTTCGACCCTTACTGGTGGGCCTAATGAACCTCGACAAATGCCTATTCCTGGACACGGAAACCTTCTGCGAAACGCCCATCAACAACGGGACGCACCGTTATGCAGAAGGCGCCGAGATCATCATGTGGCAGTGGGCGGTCGGCGATGGGCCTGTCGAGATCCGCGATGGGGACGAAGACGTTTCGGATCTCTTCGAGCTACTGGCTGACCCTTCTTACGAGATCGTGATTCAGAACTCTGCTTTTGATCGCGCTGTCATGTGGCACGCGATCGGCCACTGGGTAGAGATTGAGCGGGTCTTCGACACGATGGTCTGCGCCATGGCACACAGTCTCCCGGGCGCTCTGGAGAAGCTGTGCGATATCCTAGGTGTTGCGACCGATAAGGCCAAGGACAAAGCGGGTAAGGCGCTGATTCAGCTGTTCTGCAAGCCCCGGCCTAAGAACAGCAAGTTGCGTCGCGCTACCCGGGAAACGCATCCTGTCGAGTGGCAAGCTTTCCGCGACTACGGCGGGAACGACATTGAGGCTATGCGCGAGGTCTACAAGAAATTGCCGCGCTGGAATTACCGCGGTGCAGAGCTTGAGCTGTGGCACCTCGACCAGCGAATTAACGAGCGCGGCGTATTGCTAGATCTCGACCTGGCGCACGGCGCTATCCGTGCCGCTGACCGGGCGCAGAAGCAGCTAGCGAAGCAGACAGTCGAAATGACGGACGGTCAAGTCACCGCTGCTACGCAGCGCGACAAGATGCTCGAATACATCCTCGAAGAGTACGGCATTGTCTTCGCCGACCTCAAAGGGAGCACCGTGGAAAAGGCCCTAGCCGATGTCGACATGCCTGTCGAGTTGAAAGAGCTGTTGATAGTTCGCTTGGAGGCTTCGAAGACGTCGGTAAGCAAGTACAAACGTGCGCTTAGCGGTGTCAGTAGCGATAACCGGATGCGTGGTACAGCGGCATTCTGTGGCGCAGGCCGCACCGGGCGATGGGCAGGCCGCCTCCTACAGCTGCAGAACCTTCCACGCCCGACCATCAAGAATAAAGAAATCGAGCTTTGGATCGAAGCAATCAAAGCCGACTGTGAGGACTTGGTATGAAAGCTATTTTTCTTTACGACTACACAGGGTTCATGGCGCAACCATGGCTTGATGCTGGATACGAATGTTGGCTGTTCGACGGTCAGCATCCCGAAGGTGTAACAAGGGAAGGGAACCTCATAAAGGTCGGCATGTGGTTCGACCCTTACAAACTGCGCGAGCACGCTGCGAAGATCGCGGATCTAGTCGGAGAGAATGTCGTTCACATTTTCTCCTTCCCGGAGTGTACAGACCTCACCAACGCCGGAAGTGGTAGCTGGGCAAAAAAGCGAGCTGCGAATCCGATGTTCCAGCAGGAGGCAGTCACCCTCGCCCAATTGGCGGCCGTGGTCGCCGACAAAACCGGGTGCGATAGCTGGGCGGCGGAGAACCCTGTGGGTAAGCTCTCCACACTTTGGCGTAAACCGGATTTCTGGTTCGATCCGTGCGACTTCGGCGGGTACCTACCGCTAAACGACCGCCACCCGCTGTACCCTGATATCTACCCTCCGCGGGACGCCTACAACAAAAAGACAGGTATATGGGCCGGCAAAGACTACGTTCAGCCTTTCCGTAAAAGGATCGAGCCTTTCCACAAAGACAATCCAGGCTGGGCGAAGTGTGGTGGTAAGTCTACCCGCACGAAGAATATCCGCAGCTCCACTCCTCGGGGGTTCGCGATCGCTAATTTCCAAGCCAATGCTCCTCACTTGCGGGGTCTCGTATGACTTCGGTAATGGAAGCCTGCAGCAGTGCAATTCGCGGGCTCATAGTCGCGCCGCCTAAAAAGAAACTGGTTATCGCCGACTTGAGTAACGTAGAAGGGCGTGTACTCGCCTGGCTGGCCGGCGAGTCTTGGAAGCTTCAAGCGTTCCGGGAATACGACACGCAGCAAGGTGAGGACGGCAAGTGGTACACCGGTGACGAGATTAACGCTGCAGCACTGCGCGGAACTCCCATAGCTGTCGAGCTAAACACGAAGGGCGATCCTATAACGCTTGGGCATGACCTCTACAAACTGGCCTATGCGAAGGCGTTCGGGATTGATCCCGCCGACGTAGATGGGTTCATGCGCCAAATAGGCAAGACGATGGAACTGGCTCTAGGATTCGGTGGAGGGTGCGGCGCGTTCATCACCTTCTCACTCGCTTTCAACATCGACCTTGAAGCAATGGCCGATAAGGCATACAGCAACATCCCACAAGCTACCCTAGATGAAGCCGCCAGCTTCCTCGAATGGCAACTCGGCCAGGGTAAGAGCCAGTTTGGCCTGTCTGACAAAGCGTTCATCGTCTGCGAGAGTTTCAAGCGCTTGTGGCGCGAATCTCACCCGGCGACTAGCAGCTACTGGAAAGACCTCGAAGGTGTCGTCCGTTCTGCGATCCAGAATCCCGGGCAGACTCTTACCTGCCGCAAGCACAAAGTTCGTCGTGACGGCGCTTGGCTGCGCATCATGCTGCCTAGCGGACGATATCTGTGCTATCCGTCTCCGCGTGTCGAAGATGACGGTGGGATCACCTACATGGGCGTGAACCAATACACCCGGAAGTGGGAACGAATCCGCACATACGGTGGCAAGTGCGTCGAGAACTGCACTCAGGCAGCCGCCCGCGATGTGATCGCCCGATCAATGCCGAGGATTGAAGCATGGAGACCGTAAAGCAGTTCGACCAGGGCTTCGAGATCGTCGTCACCGTGCACGACGAAATCATCTGTGAGGCGCCCGATGATCCCGCTTTCAACGATGGGGTTTTAGCAGCCCTCATGGCCCAAGGCGAAGACTGGACAGAAGGCTTACCGCTCGCCGCAGCCGGCTTCGAAGCGTATCGCTACCGGAAAGGTTGACTACAAGTCGAATCTTGCATAAGCTTGCGTACAAATAGAGGAGGATTCGTGATGGGCGAAGAAAATGATTACACGAAACTTTACACCTGCATCGGCAAAGGTGGGCGGTATGAGATCCTCGGCCTCGCTACGGGCGCTGGGTTAACGCGAGGGGAAGACCGCCTAGTATACCGTGACGTATCCACCGGTCGGCTTTTCCTGCGTACCGAGAAGGATTTTTCCGCGCGCATGGAGAGGATCAAGCCATGCTAGAACGCGATATAGAAGCCTACCTCGTCAAGCGCTGCAAAGAGATTGGCGCGCTTTGCGACAAGTTCACCTCGCCGAGTCGTCGTTCGGTTCCCGATCGGCTGATCACGTTCGGCGGGCGCGTGTTGTTCGTTGAGCTGAAAGCGACCGGCAAAAAGCCTACCGAAGCGCAGGCGCGCGACCACGAGCGTCGCCGTGCTGCGGGTGCCGAAGTGGTTTGGCTGGATAGTGAAGCGGGGGTTGATCTAGTCGTTAATCGCGTTCAGACGAACTGGGCAGTTTTGGTAGATGAAAATTACAAAGTGAGGGATGCGTGATGGAGACGCTCCAGGGGTTCACTTGGGAGTTTCTCAACTCCCTTTTCTACTACGAAGATGGTCTGGTGCGCCGCAAGGTAAAACGTGGACCACGCCTTGCGCACGCCGTTGTGGGTTCGGTCGATGGCAAAGGCTATCTGCATGTGAACGTTGAAGGGAAATTTGTGCGGCTGCATAAGCTTATCTATTTCCTCTTCCACAAGACCGTGCCGCAGGAGGTCGACCATAAGGACCGAGATCGGAGAAACAACCGAATCGACAATCTGCGCGGTGCGACGCGCCAGCAGAATTCCGGCAACATCGGCATGTTCAAGCACAACACTTCAGGCTTTAAGGGCGTTGTGTACATCAAAGGCAAGAACAAGTGGGACGCGCGAATCAAGATCAACGGCAAGCAAGTTTACCTAGGCAGGCGCTCTACGCCTGAAGAAGCCTCTCAGCTTTACGAAGCAGCAGCGCGCCAGCACTTCGGAGAATTCGTAGGTAAGAACCATGCCGATTGATTACAAGCCGCACAAATATCAGGGGCTCATCATCTCAGCCATTCAGTCGATCAAGCGTATAGCTGTGTGGGCTGGCATGGGTTTGGGCAAGAGTGTAAGCACGGCCACGGCGCTTGAGGACTTGTCCCTGGCCGAAGAGGTCTACCCGGTTTTGGTTATCGCGCCACTCCGGGTAGCACGGACCACATGGCCGCAGGAGTACCGGAAGTGGAACCACTTGAAACATCGCAGCGTCGTGACCATTTGCGGCTCGGCCAAGGAAAGGCAAGCAGCGTTGCGAGCCAAGGCGGATATCTACACGGTCAACTTCGAACAGCTCGAATGGCTTGTCGAACAGCTTGGCGATAAGTGGCCTTTCCGCACTGTCGTAGTGGACGAGGCGACCAAGCTCAAGGGCTTTCGGCTGCGCCAGGGCACACGAAGGGCCAAAGCCCTGGCTCGTGTTGCACACACCAAGATCAAGCGCATCATCCTGTTGACCGGTACGCCAAGCCCTAATGGCCTCCAAGACCTTTGGGGGCAGATGTGGTTCGTTGATAAGGGTGAGCGACTGGGCCGAACCTACGACGCTTTCAAGCAGCGCTGGTTCCGAGCTTCGCATACCGGCTTTGGCGTTGAGGCTACAGAGAACGCGCAGGAGCAAATCCAGAAAGCTTTGGGCGACGTGTGCATCACGATTGACGCCGCGGATTGGTTCGACCTCAAAGAGCCAATCGTGAACGTCATTAAGGTGGATCTCCCGCCTGCTGCTCGCGTTCTATACAAGGACATGGAAAAGAAGATGTTCATGGAGCTAGAAGGATCTGAAGTTGAAGCCCTGAATGCCGCTGCCAAGACGCAAAAGTGCCTCCAAATTGCCAGCGGGGCCGCGTACGTGGATGGGGGGCCTGCGTGGAAAAAGATCCACGATGAAAAACTGCAGGCGCTCGAAGAGATCCTAGAGGAAGCGGCGGGTATGCCGGTTCTAGTGGCGTATCACTTCAAGAGCGACCTTGAACGCTTGCTAGCGCGTTTCCCTCAAGGCAAACACCTAGACAAGAAACCCGAGACGATCGACGCTTGGAACCGGGGAGAAATCCCGATCATGTTCGCCCATCCGGCCAGTGCGGGTCACGGTTTGAACCTGCAGGACGGGGGCAACATCCTGGTATTTTTCAGTTTAAACTGGTCATTGGAAGAGCATCAGCAGATAATAGAGCGGAACGGCCCGGTTCGTCAGCTTCAAGCCGGCCATAACCGCCCCGTGTTCCACCACTTCATCATGGCAGCCGATACGGTGGATGAACTTGTCCTGGAGCGCCTGCAAAGCAAGCGAGAGGTACAGGATATCTTGCTCCAGGCGATGAAGGAGAGGGGCTTCAACCCTATCGAAGAGAACGCCGCATGAAAGATCTAGCGCTAGAAGATGTTACGCGAGTCCTTAACTACGACCCTGAAACGGGGCTATTCACCTGGAAGTTGTACCGAAATTGGCGCTCCCTAGCGGGGTCGGTGGCCGGGGCAATAGACTCCCATGGCCACCGGCAGATCCGGGTAAACCACCGGCTGCATTTCGCTCACAGGCTGGCGTGGCTCTACGTCCATGGGGTACCCCCGTCGGGGGACGTAGACCACATAAACGGTGTGAAGGACGATAACCGAATCGCCAACCTCCGGGATGTACCAACCAGTATCAACTGTCAAAACGAGATACGCGCCCGTTCTAACAACGGCTGCGGATTCTTAGGCGTAACCAAGAAGAAATACGCCTACCTTGCGCAGATACACGCGAACGGTAAGAAGATTCATCTAGGGAGCTTCCGGACCGCCGAAGCTGCACACGAAGCCTACCTCAAGGCTAAAAGAGAATTGCACCCCGGTAACACTCTATGAGAAACCGCTACCCCGACGTTTGCTACCGCTGCAATAAACCAGTCGCTATAGGTGAAGGGCACTTCCATAAACACAACGGTCAGTGGGTTACCCACCACGCGGAATGCGCTATCAAAGCGCGTGAGGAGAAGTTGAATGGCGCTTAAGAAGGCCGAACGAGAAGCCCTGAAACTCAAGTACGACGGGCGTTGCGCTTACTGCGGGACTGAACTTGGTAAAACTTGGCACGCAGACCACTTCGAGCCCTGCCGACGAGATATTGAATCGTACCGCGGACCTGACGGGCATTTTAGGCTTCGCAGCGTGGGGGGAGGTAGACCCGAGGCGAATGTTATCGAAAACTTCATGCCCGCTTGCGCGCCGTGCAATATCAGCAAATCGGCGTACACCCTGGAAAGTTGGCGCAATTACCTACAGAAGCAGATCACATACCTGAACAACTACAGCAAAAAGTATCGTATGGCCTTGGCGTATGGCCTTATCGCGGAGACTGGTGCGGAAGTAGTCTTCCATTTTGAAAAGGTAAAGCGAGAAGATAATTAGTACTTGTGTCTCGTTTTCTTCTAATTATGAGGCACAAGTACTTTTCAGCAGTGGATATTAACGACAAAGGACTATGAAATGAGAGTTAACTGGTACGACCCTATCGCGTGGGGCATATGCGTTTGCGTCGGCCTGTACTTCGGGCATCACACCCCGCGTGACGTAGAAATAGAATCAACGAAGTCGGTTTACTTCCTGCTAAACGCCGACGTGCAAGCAGCGAAGCTACTGGTCGACCAGTGCGAACCTGTGAAGGAGGATGCGGAATGACTATCCAATTCCAGTGCAAAGGCTGCCGACACGAGTGCACTGAGCCCGAGTCAGGGCACGCCGAAAAAGGCTATTGCGGCTTATGCAACGCCAAAGGCATAGGGTTGCCGCAGATCCGCTCAGTGGAGAAGTGGGAAGCACGCGACGGGACTCTTCACGATTCGCTTGAAGCTGCGGAGGAGCACCAGCTAAAAGCAGAGTTGGAGAAAGCCTTAAAGGTTGGCGAAGGGTATGCCCAGCGGCAAGCAATGCACTTGCTCAGTCATTTTGACATAAAGCGAAAAGGGGATGCGCCTAAAGGCGTAATGTTTTTACCTGTACCGCCCGCGCCGGACTACAAATCTAGCGTTTATTTCTGGGCAGGATTCGTGATCTCCGCCGTCCTGCTGATTGGCGCAAACATGTTATTTCGCTGACCGCTTCCTCAATTCCGACCGACAGTACTGTAACTCTCCGTACTGCCGGTCGGCTTCTCGTCTGAGGGTGTAATAATCCGATCTAGCAGCGTGTTCAAGTTCTGCGGTTCCCTCTCCAGTTCTGCCGGGAACGGCTCCAGTGGCGCGCACTGGGTCGGGACAGGAGGCTTTGACGAGCAACCGCTTAGCGCCAGCAGCAACAGCACGCTCAAGCTCAGACGTTTCATTCTCTTTACCCGTTTTGTAGTCCAGATACTCCGCCCGAATGCGTTCCGTCTCGGCGCGGGACGTGATCAAGTGTTGGTTAACCGCGTCGACGTTTACTGAGATCGCTTCCGCTGCTGCCAAGTCGCGTTTCTGCACGTCCGAATCCCAACGCAACCCCTGGACGCACCAGGCAACGCCGAATCCGATCACAACCGCCGTGACGTATCCGTAACCCGGCGTCATTTCAGAACGCTCAACGCGAGACGGTAACGGACTTTGCGATCCTCAAGGCCGTTCGTACCGCCGTTGATTCGCTTCGTGAGATCCGTAAACCGGTCAGCGTCGGCCAGCGTGTTCAGGTTGCGCGACGACCAGAACCAAACAGCCGATTCAGCGGCCCATTCCGGCTGCTCCAGCAACTCCGGCGTCTTGAGCAGCCGATCATCGCCAAACAGCGCTTTGCTAGCCGCCAAGTAGTTGGCCCGGCCCGTTACCTGAATCAGCCCACGGCCAGCGAACTTCGGCCCGTCGCCGGGTTGCGTGTTGCCGAGGTCTTTGCGGCCTTCATACTTCTGGAAGTAGGACGCGCCGCCCAGTTCCTTTACCCAAACCAAGCCATTCGTCTCGTGGCCGATCTGCGCAAGGAACGCCACCATTCGAAGTCTGGTGTTGATCTGTCCGCCCTCCATCGCTTTGCTAAGCGCTGGTGCCCATTTGCGGGCGCGGACAAGAGGGATTCCCATTGCTTCGGAGAGAGTTTCTGGCGTCATCTAGTCTTACCGTTTGGATTCACATAAGCCATGATACGCCGCTTTACGTTCGACCAGTAAGTCTTCATCCACCAGTGGCGGACCGCGATGCTCGCGAAGCTGACGTTCAACAGCATTTGCGCGAATGGTGATGGTCGGCTGATGTAGGCGAATGCGGCCAGGGTAACGAGCAGATAGAGGACTTTCCCTAGCACCCCATCGCTTACCCTCTTGCAAAGCAGACACCACACCGCATGTACGATCAGGATGCCGACTGCAATAAGGCTGATTGTTTGGGTTAAGCTCAAGGTTTGTATCACTTGGGATCTCCCCCGCCGATACGATTTTTGAGTATCTCCGCGAGGTCCAAGTTCCCTATGGCCTTGAAGACAGCGGACATGATACCGCCACCGAAAGCCCCGATCAGGAAGCCCACGGCGCCTGTTAGCTCAGGCTTGATGAAGTATAGGTCAACGACGAGTGGCGTTATATAGTAGCCAATGGCCAGTCCGCTAAGGACGAAAACCATTCGCTGCCGCCAGGTTACGATCTCTTTCTGTGCGAAAACCCCGACAATAGCGCCCACCAAAGCGGCAGCGATAAGGCCGAGGTCATCGAATGCCATATGCATCATGCGCCTCACCTCCCCAGGTTTGGCGCAGTTTAACAGATTTATGCTATCAGATAATCCCAGTTGGACGCCGACGCCGTGTTACCCGACGCCGTGAAGATCGTAAAGCCCTGCACACCAGGGAGAACGTAAAATCCCTGATCCCGCATTACCGCAGCCGCACCGATATTTCGGGGGATCACAGTAATTTTGCTGTTTACATTTACGTTTACGTTGCTAACGACGAAACTGGCGGTAGTAGTAGGCCAGGTGAAGCTGCCCGCCATGGCGGCGTTAGGATCCGCCATATTCCGAAGAACGTCAGACGCTACTGCAAGTTGGGTAGGCGCGAAAGCTACTAACGAAGCGCTGGTGCAGAAGAACTTGTTGTCCCAGATCTTTGGCAGGACACAACCCGCAGCGACGTTTACGCCGATCATAGTAACGTTAGTGCCACCCTGAACGTAGTCAAAGGTATTGTCACGGATTACCGGGAACGAAGAGTTGGCTATAATGATGCCGCTTGTCGACGTTGCCCCAGCTGCGACTCCACTAAAGGTGAATCGGTTGTCAAAGATCTCGCAGTAACTATGCCTATTCGCGTTTATACCGTATCCGCCCGCATCAATACGGCGGCAGGTATTCCCGTATACCCTAGTGCGGTTCCCGAATCCAGAGGCCATGCTGAGCTCAATAGCGGCACCCGAGGCGCCGAAGAAACCGCTTTGAATGATGTTCCCTGCAATCGTGTTGTCATCGCATTCCGTGGCCCCGACACCTAGACGAATACCAACAGTCACGAGAGCCGTACCGAGGGACCGAATAACGTTGTTGACGATAACGTTGCCATTCATGGTGGTGGTTTCAATGCAGTCCACCAAGATAGACGCGTCGAAACCGTAAACGGTGTTATTGGCGATAACGCAATGGCTAGCCTCGCGAACGGAAATGGATTGCTCACGGTTCGAACCAGTAGCACCACCGCTGTACATCGTATTGCCGACCACTATGGCGCCTATGCCGTCTGACACAATCGGGCGCCGGCAGGCCAGGAAACTGTTCCCGGTGATATTGTGGTTGAGGCCACGGGACATGTATACGCCGTGGTCCCAACAGTTTTTAAAGCTGTTGCCGGAAATCATAACGCCGGATTGGTTACCAGCTGCGTCATAGTTAGCAATCAAGCAACCCTGAATGTACTCTTCGAAGATGTTCGAAACGATATTCAGGAACGGCTGCGGCTTGCTGGTCGCCGGGGGGATGTTCTGGATGATCGCGCAATGGTTGGTCGTGGTGTTTTCGTCATAGGACGCATGGGGGTATCGACCTATGAACCGGTTGCCGAAGATGTGAGCATATGTGGAGTCCTCCAGCACAATCGCTTCCTTGGGCGTCGTGTCGAAGATTACCCCGGTGCACACGAAGTAGTCGGCGTTAGCCACCCACACAGTGCCGTAAGTTGGGCGCACATTGGCCCCGTCGAAGGTCGGTTGGCCTTTGATGGTTCCGCCGCCGAACAGGGCGCACCGCTGTCCGGTGATGTTGATAGACTTAGCCGTAGGCGTTAGAGCTTCGATGACTGCGCCGGGTTCGATGCAGATCGCCACATCGTCACCGGTAATATTCAGCGATGTGAACTTATAGGTTCGGCCAGCGATTGCCCGGATGCATTTCGCCCCGCTGTCTAGGGCCGCTTGCATAACCGCCGTGTCGTCTGCGGTCCCTACAAAACCAAAATCGTCGAAGGACACCGAATCGTTGGTTTTGTCCTTTAGCGTCCGGGCCACGGCCCCTGTTTGGGCGAGGATCGTACCCACGTTTGCAGAACCCGCCGAGCTGGCCAGGAGGGAGCGCAACGCAGCGTCACCCACCGACACAAACGACGGGCCCTCGACAGCCCAGTTGCCCGTCGTCGTGTATGGGAGCGTAAGGCTGTTCCCGGCCTTATAAAGCTCGCCATCTTTACGGAATACCTGATTCCGATTGCTAATCACGATGCCCGGACCATAGTCCCCTAGGTCGGTGTAGCCCACAGCGGAGATGACCTGATCGAACTCCTGTTCCATCCCCCACAGAGTTTTCCGAAGTCGGTTAAACGGCGGACGATCTGTCCACGAAGGGACTTGGGCATTTACGGCGTCGTCTAGGTTGGACGCGTTGTTATACAGCACCTTTGGAGCTTTGGAGCCCAGTGGGTAAAGGGACGTGTCGTAGGTATTGGTCATTAATCAAGGCTCCGGAGGGAAATTGTCATCATCGGCGTACATGCGCACATCATACCCTACGGCCTTCACGCTGCAAGTTCGCGTCCCGCTCGGTGAGACATCGGTTATAAGCGCAGGCACAACCCACTTAGCTTCATGCCCGAACTGAATTATCGGTGGCTCAGTTGTGCCGGAAAGATCCGGTACGAAATCCAGGGGGACGGGGATCGTAAACAGATAGTTAGAGTCTTGATAGCGGGTAGCAAGATACGGACCACTGGCTGTTCCGTCGCGGCGGCGAACCAATACGTAGTAAACCCCCGCTGTCGACCAGTCAAGAATTTCTGCCGACTCCAGCAACGCGCCTGCACTCTGCTCTTGGTAGCCCCGCAGCTCCGCGCTCTGACCGTACCCCGGAGTCGAAACACCGAGGGCGGAGTAATCCCAGTACCCACTGTTCAATGCGTCCAGTTCTGTCTTGAAGGAATATTGCTTCTGGCGGTACAGGTGGGAACGACGCTGGCGCATGCCCAAGCGCCAAGCTCGGGTTGGATCTGAAACACCGTCTATCTTGATCTTCTCGACCCGCGATCCCGCATCCCCCGGTAGACGGCATTCGATTGTTTCTACTTGTCTAGTCCCTTGGTCGAGGTACTCAACGTCCACGCCGTCGAACTCGTCCGGAAGATTCGGAGCCTTGAACTCGTAAAGTAAAGGTTCGAGCATTATCTGAGGGTTGTACATGCTGTCGAATGAAGGGCCTCGGGGTCCGTCCCTCACCGGGGTTAATACACCCCTATCGATGGTCATTTCGGAAAATCCGACACGCAAAATCTCCTGCATGAAGCTTTTCACGGTATCTGCTTTCGTGATGACGCGATCGTACCAATCGCCGCGAGGCGTCCAGTAGGTTTCTTCGAGGCGGGATAGCTCGGCCAAATCGATATCCGTGGTGTCCGAGTACCCCACGTTTCTGATGATGTAGCCTATCGCCGCTGAGATCTCCCGAGTTGCTTCAGGCGGCTGCCATGCGCCTCCGCGCAGAACAGGAAGGACGCGCGTACACGCCAAGTTAATCAGCGTCTCAGTTTGCGAGCTGACCCGATCACCGCCACGAATATCTACCGTCAGCGTGGTAAGCCCATCGTAGCTGGTAGGGGAACTGGACGCCATCAAGCCTTTCAGACCGTACCACATGATATTGTCTTGCTGTTCGTTTTCAGGGTCCGCTGACCCTTGGTTGACGAAGATTTTCTTTGCTCGACACTCCGGGCGCATGGGGTACGGCAACACAATCCTGTGCGTAAACCCTACAGCGTCCAGGGATCCCCAAGTGTCTGTGTACGTTGCTGCTGTCCATGCGCCGCCGATCGCCATGTCCCGGTATTCGAAGCTATGGTACGAGTTCAGGTTGTACCGAGCGCCATCCGCTGACAGGAAGACGAGGCCCGCGGGGAAGAATACGTCCCACTCGATGGCGGTGATAAGCTCGCCCTCCGGACACGCAGGAAACGGTCCACGGTATCCGCCTTCGAGAGATCCCGGATCTAGGATGACCCGCCCTTGGTTACTGGTCAGCGAGTCCCAGCCGGGCCAAGAGCCGACTACGGCGCCTGCGGAGTCAAGTTGCTCAACCGTCATGCTCTGCGCGGCGATCGTCAGGATACGCCAGCGTAAACCGCGATAGCCGATCGCCATCGTTACGCTGCCGACGACCAAGCCCGTGGCCGGGGCGCCTCCTGAAGTGTTCAGCTGTAGCTGAGTCGGGGTAACGCTGAAGACTTCGTAAAGCCCTGAGTTCTGTCCCTGGATCTCTATCAGATCGCCAGGCGCGAAACCGTGTTGGGCAACGGGGCCCGTGATTACATCACGACCGCCAGTTCCGGTTCCGTCTGCGACGGTATAGGCATACGGTGCGCCTATACCAAGAGTCAAGCCGGCTGTCCAGTCACTGGGGAAGCTGCCGGCGCCCACCGCAATGCTAACCGTGTTCCCATTAAACGTGAACGCTTGGGCCGTTGCCTGCGGCGTCAGCGTCGATTCGACCGTAAGCTCAAGACCCGCAGCTCCTGTCGAACTGGCACCGACTTCCGGCGCGAGATACCAGTACATATGGGCGGGGTCCGCTGACAAGTCTTCCCCCGGCCCGTATATCGCGAACTGGGCATCGTCAGCGCTTAGTGCCAAGAGCGGGGTCTCCCCTACGCGGACAGTTTCAAGGGGGATTTCATACTCGCCTACCCCCACGCCTAGTAGCATCTCAATACGCTGTTCGCGGGGCGATCCGTTCACGAAGTATCGCCGCCCTCCGGGGGTCAGTAGGTCAGGATACCGGGCGGGCGAATAGCCCAGACATTCCGGACGGATCTCGTTAAGCTTGATTTTGTTACCCTTGGCGGACGCTTCATCGAGCGCCTCGCCCGCGGCGCCTCGCCCACTGGAAGGGATTCCGGGAATCTTCGGCATCAATGCGCCTAGGACAGCTTTGGCGCCCGCGATGAGCGCGAAGGTGATAGAGAACGGGTCAGTGCCCTTCGGCTCCCGATAAATCTCCACATGATCCTTCTCAGTGAAATACGTCCGCCCCCACTGCGCTGGTAACAGCCGATCACCGTTCAGATACAGACTCAACGGCAACATATCGAGGCGTGCGTCCAGCGAGATGCCATGGCCGTGCAGCCACGTTAGCAGTGTTTGGCGTCCGCTAACCTCATACGTCTCTTTGCCTTCGTCGGAAAGTCGACTGGCGTAGACTTCAATCATACTCGGTCCCTGTGGTACGTAACTTTGAGATGGTCGCGTCGCCAAGTGCGCAGAGGTATGCAGCGCGCGCCTCGCGTTGGGTTGATTTCCAGCACCTTCAAAATGCCGCCGACCTCTAAGACTACAGCAACATGGACGCAGATTTCACCTCGCATAACCGCAGCGATAGCACCATGCTGAGGTTCGCATTGCTCCATTTTCGCCGACTCATTGCGATACGCGCGTGTAAAGTCTTTGGGATTTTTGTTGCGCAAATCCCCATAGCTTGGCAGCTGAGAGAGCCCAAGGTATTCAGCCCGAGATTCCCTCACCAGGCCCCAGCAGTCGTACACGTCCGGCCCGCGGCCCCCATCTTTGTAGCAAGCGCGCAGATAATGATTTATCCACTCCATCACACGTACCTCAGCGGCGGAACGTAGTTCGCAGTGTACAGCGCTCTCGGCCACGCCACGCCGATCATATTGAAGTATCCACATTGCAACTGGGCGGAGAGCCCTTGCAGGCTCCCGGAGAGGATTGTCAGGTTGTAGGGTACTTCTGCAGGCGCACTTTTGTTACTTTCCAAGAACGTTCGATATACCGCGGTAACGCGAGCGTTGGCGTCCGTCGCCTGGTCGATCTTATTAGAGACTTCCCCCGTTGTGTTGTCGACCGTAAACGCGAGTACCTGATTGCCCTTGTTGTCCCTTTTGGCTAGGGCGATATCAATGTTTGCGGCGATAAAGGTATGCGTTTGCCCCAGTTCCGTGGTAAGGACTTGGTCCTCGAAGCCGTTGCATATGTAAACCGGCGCCGCCCATGCGGCGCAGTTCAATTCAAGCGTGCGGATAATGATATCCGGGCCGGCACTGGCGTTTACCTCTTCGAGGACTGTCAACGTAAGACCCTCGTTAGACTGTGATGCCTAAACGCTGCATGCGAACCCGCATCTGCGATGCTACTTTCGCGATCTCATCGTCCGTAAGGTCCACGGAGTATATAGCGATTGACGAGATGTCGACTTCGCCGCCCGTGAAGTTCGAGATCGCACTGCCGATCCTGAACGGGTTTGCAGTTAGCGCCCTCTGGGTAAGCGTGGTTCCTACGACTTTCGTCCCTTGAGTGATATTCTGCGCCATTGTCCCCGCAGCGTCAGAGGTTCGGAGTACACGGATGCCCCAGTTTTGAGGGGTATCGGCGGCGTTTACTTGGCCTGTAGTCACGCCGCCACTTCCATTGTTGCGCGCTGAGGTCGAGTTAAGAAGCGCCGTGGTACTATTAGAGAGTGTCACCCCGAATGAAGTGCCCGTGATACCCGGCGTGATAGAGGGGCCGCTGAAGGTGCTCGCATAAACTGGCCGAGGATCGGGTACAGGCATTGGGTCAGGTAGCACTACAGGCGATCGACCAACGGCGATAATCGTTGCGCTAGCGGAATCCATCACTTGAGTAATCAGGTAGTTGGAAAGAGCTTTGAAACGACCGTGAGTTGCGAATGCTACTGGGGTTCCGACAATCTGCGCATTCGGCTTATAGGGCGCGCGGTTAAAACCGAATCGCGAAGCATCGGTATCGAAAGTAAACCAAGCTTCTAGGCCGCGAGTTACTGCCGGAATTACTTTAGTGTTCCAAGGGCCGACCGTGTCTGCCGCTACAATTTGAGTGCCCATTTCTATCCCTCTGTCCTGATTAGATGATGTTCAGTTTTTGCGCAGCGACAAACGGCGCCATCGCTTGATAATACCCATATCGGGTCGAGCCGATTGGATGGATATCGTCGCTCCAGTTCCCTTCTACGAAACCGTCGTCACCTGGTGTACCTGCAGGGAAGCCGTAACCCCCGTCGGGGTTGGTCATCGCCCACAAAGGGGCTACGAATACCCGAGAACCTAAGTCGACGGCAGACTGTTTGAGCGCTCCAATAATCTCTGTATAAGACGAAGACCACAGAGCGTTCCTACTAGTGTCGATGGCTGTCCCTGGGATAGTTCTCAGAATTTTCACTGATGGCCAGGTTGCGAGGATCTGTGAGTGCATGATCCGGTCAGAATCTGACATTGAGGCGTAGACATCCTCGGAGGGGATGTTAAGGGCATCGTTCGTCCCGAGAGAACTAACGACGATATCCGGCGTGTCTAAGCCGAATCTCGACTGGTAAAAAGCAGGATCGAAAACATACCCGTTACGCACCAGCGAAGGGTCATCCCCCACCTCGGAGGCCCGCAGGAAGGGGTTGTAGTTGACTTTATCAGCCTTGGGGAGCGCTTGGTAAGACGCCTCAGATCCCGGCGCTACGATTAGCTTTCTGTCAATGGCGTAGGTGAAATCCCTAGCTTGCCATCCGTGCCGGCCTTCGTTCAGGGGGCCCCCAGTGCCGGTAGCCCCCTGGCCGGGAGCTGCACCATTCAAGGTGCCTATAAACTGAGGTGAGAAACCTAGCGAGATCAAGTAATCGTTCAGGATGTAGGCGCCTGCGTAGTTGGTGATGCTATCCCCTATCATTAGCACCTTGACTACAGGAGACCCGACCTGAACTGATACGTTTTTAAGATTCAGTGTCATGAAACGACGGCTATCTATATCCGAGGCGTCTCGCAGGTTTAATACAGCTTGATTCCCGAACCGCAACTGACTAATCGGCAGAACGTCCCCGCTAGACTGCGCACTAGTTGTCGAACTGGAAAGAGTCGCTATCACGTTGGTCACTTGCTCACGCCGCGGAAGAATGCCTTTTACATGGATGTACGATTCCGCGTTGTCCGCAGTCACCACAGTGGGGGAGAACAATAGGCCCCCTTGAAACGGCGATACAGATTCAACGGCAGCAGCACCGGAGGGGTCGCTCAGAATGTTCAGGATAGCGCCGTCTGTATCCACGACATACAAGCCTGGTAGATCAGTTTCAAGCGTCTGCAGGTGACCGAGCAGAGACCCGAATTCGTCGCAGTAAAATGGCGCGCCACCCTCGGTATCACCTATCAGGGTAGCGTTAAGGCGTGATGAGATTTCAAACAAAGTAGTAGCGAGCTTACTAGGGGTAAGCTCCGCTAGTAAAGCGCCCTCGGGATCTGTGAGAGTCAAATACGCAGGATCTGTGCCAATAGGTGTAAATGGCTTAAGCAAATCTGCGAGAATTTGCACCAATGAGGCGCTAGGCGATGTGCCGATTTCTACAGCTACGCCTGCGTCATTCCGATACTGTATCGAAAAGGTGTTGTCGGAACCAGGAACAGAGAAAAAGCGATTTGTGGGCCCGCTACCGGAAGTAGCCGCCAAGCCTTCGGCCACTGTAGGGAACTGATTCGCCGCCGCCGCCGCAATGCTGGCGGCGAGTTGCGCGAGTTGCGCCGATAAGGCGGCCTGTTCAGCCGCTTGGATAGCCGGTAGTACCGTAGACGCCTCCGCGATTATGCCAGTCCAAGACTTACGTGGTACGCCCAGGCGGTCCGGGTACGTGCTGTTCGCCCCAGTGATAAGGAGGTCTAAGTTCTCCGCGTTGGCGACTAGATCGCGCGGGTCGTTAGACCCAGGTGGGTTGGTTGTTCCAGTCGCCATGCTATGCCCCTTCCGGCCAGTATAAGGTTGCTGCCAAGTCTACCAGACTGGCGTAAGTATCGAACTCCCCGTAGTAAAGGGGCCACTCGCGATTCATCGCGTAGTCGAAAATATCGGCTTCTAAAATGTATTCCGGCAAAAGCTCGGCCCATCCTTCGTCTAGCAAGGGGCGGGTGCGCACTTCGCAAACCGCGCGGTAACGCCAACTGAACTTCCCGATTAGCTCACCACCTCTAGGAACTTCCGTGAACCGCGCTTCTACCGTCTCGAAACCCAGGGGGGTTAACAGCGTCACGTTGAACCAAGCGGAACCAACTACTTGGGCTTGCCACGCTTCGAACAGAGAAGCTTCGGAGGCGCTGAAATGCCATGTGAGGGTGGGGAAGGTAGGGACGTTGCGAAATTCGACGCGCTGCCTGGCGCGCCCACTGTCCTGCGGGGTGCGCCGAATGTTGTTCGTAGGTTCGAAGGCGTACCCCTCGCGGAGAGGCAGCGGCATGCCATCCGGATAGTCGATAAGCGCCATTAGCGGCCTACTGGGGCTACGCCCGTCTTGTTGGTTAACGCTGTCATGACATCATCATCCGAATAAAGTTTGGCGATCCACACATCGATGACCTCTTGGATTCCGTCTTCGTCCAAGCGCGTCCGGGTTTGGCCGGCCTTCGAAGCGTCTTCGATCAAGTTTACCGTAGTGCCGCCCTTATTGCTCGGTACGCCGTTCGCCACGCTGTCTAGTGTCTTATCGAGCTTGGCACTGGTCTCGGCGGTAGTAACACGTTCCCCTTTCTGCAACAACCACGTGCCGGTTTCTGGAACAGAGTCGATGCCATCGTGCGCCATGCCTGCCAGGGCGACGCCTTCTGCGACGGCAGTAGTCGAGAGGATACCTGCAGTGGCCGGTACCGAGTTTGCGCCGAATGATGCGAGGGACGCCAAGGCAGCGGCAGGCGCGTAGGCCGCGGCGATAGCCGAACCAGTGACGCCAGCCTGCACGACAGCGGCGGCCGATGTGGTAGAACCGACGAGTAGCTGAACCCCTTGGTAAACCAGCCACTGGGCCGCCATCTTCACCAGCGCTCCGACGATCGCCGATACCATCTGCTTCCCGAGATCTGCGAAGGCTTCCCCTACGGATTTGGTGCCGTCGAGAATCGACATGAAGCTTTCCGCCAAGCCGTCGGTAAGCGTATCGAGGGTCCCGGTTACGAACTGCGCGGCCTGCTCACTGTAATTCGTGGCTTCCTCCGCCCAGTTCGCCCACCCTTCAGACGCGCCGAGGAAGAAGCTTTGCTGCGCGGCATCAATTTGGTTGTAGTAGTCCTGCTGCATCACCAAGCGGGAGGCCAGGTTCTCTTCAAGAATGGCCGTCTCTTGGTTGTACAGGTCTTCGCTGATCTGGCCCTTGTTGAACTGGGCGTTAAGCCGGTCGATCTCCGCTTGGTACTCTTTGCGGATCTGTAGGTCTTCTTTCAGGCGTTCGCGGGCTTTCTCGCCCATGCCTAGGCCGGTCAAGGACGAATCCAAGCCTTCCTGCGCCTGCGCCAGTTTGCTCGCTTGGTTCTCTTGGAACGCGGCCAGCTTCTCCGCTTCCGCAGTTGCCTGTTTGCGCGCGGCGATCTCTTGCTCTAGGGCGACATTTCGTTTCAGCTGGGCGCGAAGAAGTTCTTCGCTGGCCAATAGGGACTTTTGATCCTCGGTGCGAATGTCCTTCGCTTTGATGTCGGCGATCTGCTGTTCGAATCGCGCCAACGCTTGAGCCTGCGCGCCGAGTTTTTCGTTCGTCTCGCTCTGAAGCTGTAGCGCCGCGGCCTGCTGGCGCAGAGTATCCAGCATCCGCTGGCCGGCGTCTTCGCGGAAAGTCGGGCCCTTAGGTCCGGTAGTCTCTTTGAACTGCGCTTCGGCGGCTTTGCGCAGCTGTTGGATCTGAGCTTCGCTGTATTGAACACCGCGTTTCGCGGCTGCGGCGACTTGCTTGTCGATCTCCGCGAAGCGCTTAGCGAGTTGAACGGATTTGGATTCGCTTTGCTCCAGACCTCTGTTCAATGCCTCTACGGCAGCGATGCCGGCGCGGTCTTCGGCGGCGGTCTTCGCAGTAGCGGCGGCGCGCTTCCGGCTTTCCTCCTGCTGGACGAGAAGATCGGTGATCTCCTTCTCCGTTTGCTCGCGGCGGAAATCATCGGCCGGCGCTAAGTTGCCGATACCATCCGTTGAGTTCAGCCGGTCGGCGTTCTGGATATCGGCCAGGCGCTGATTCAGGGTTTTCAGCTTGCTTTCGAGCGTACCCTCTCGACCGATGTCGAGCATGGCGTCCCATGCGCCTTTTGCCGCATCCTTGACGATCTTCCATGCCCCCTCAACGTACCCGAGGTCGCTGGTGATCTTGTTCGCGCGGCTGGTGACCGCTTCCGCGTACGCCTGTTCGGCCAGGTTGGCGGCGCCTTGCGCATCGCCTTGGCGCTGCAAGGCTTCGATCTGTGCGTAGGTCGAAGCGGTCAGGAAATTCATCGAGTCGTTTAACTCGCGAATCGCCTTCACAGGGTCTTTCGCGAGCTTCTCGAAGTCCTTGACGGTCTCTTCGGCTGCTTTGCCAGTAGCCTCCTCCATTTTGATAGCGGCGATCGCGATGGTGTCGAACGATGCCGCCGGGATACGACTGGACGACGCGAGCTGCGCCAAGACCGAAGCAGCTTTACCAACGGTGCCAACGACTTCCCCGACACTCTCCGCGGTATCCGCGAGTTGGCCGGAAGTTACTCCAGCAGCGTTGCCGCTCAGTGTTAGCGCAGTAGTGAACGCCGTAGCTTCATCGCTGCCTTGCTTGTAGGCCAGGGCCAAAGCGGCGACTGCGGCGGCCGCTACGGTAAGGGGGTTCACCAAGCCTACGATATATCCGCCCAAGGCTTTAGCCGCTGGGCCGACGCCCCCGAACATGTCCTTGAGCTGCCCACCTTGTTGCAGGAATACGGTTAGGGGGTTCTGGCCGGCTTGGAGCGATACGGCGATGTCGGTAAACTGCGCCGGCACACCGCGCAATGCTGCCGCCGTTTGCTTGGCCGTCATGCCCGTTTTGGAAAGCGCGATATCCGCTTGACCTAACGCAGCCCGGGCGGCGTCGATCTGGCCCTTGTAGACTTTGTAGTCCGATTCGTCCAGGCGATTGGCTTTGCGGTGGGCAGCAAGTTGCTGCTCCATTTTGTCCAGGCGGGAATACGCTGCGACGGTCGGGTCGATTTGGCCGATCAAACGATCAAGGGCATCGCCTTGGCGCTTGGCCTCTTTGGTAGCGGAGGCCAAAGCGCGTTCGGCTTGATCCATACCGCGCTCGAAGCCTGCGGTATTCGCGACGAGGTCAACCGTGAGCTGTCCCAGTGAAGAAACACTCATATCAAACCACCATCTTATAGCGTTTAAAGCTAACGATTTGAGAGATCAAGGTTTGACTAACACCGAACTCTTCTGCTAGGTGGGACTGACGTTCGCCATTGGCTACCCTGCTGCGGATATCTAGGATTTGTTCGCGGGAGAACTGCCCTCTGGACATGCTACTGGCGAGTTTGAATTCATCAGTGTGCTTCCTTCCGATCAGCGCTGCTCTGGTTTTCTCGATAGCCTCTTGCGGGCGTTTCCGACCCCGGAGTTTTTGCATACGCTTTTCTATCGTTTCGGCCGATTGTTTCTTACCGGTGTTTAGTTCCCGCAGATGCTGCTTACGTTCCTCGGAGATAGTACGACCGCGATGTGCTGCAGCGATCTTCGCTTTGGTCTCTGCCGATAGGACTCGCCCGACCCCTTTACCCTTACGCCCGGCGCTAATTCGTTCGCAAACCTCCTTAGGTTCTGTGCGGCCTCGACGATGCGTATTTCCGCGGGCACGTTCGGCTGCTGCCGTTTTGGCTTCGTATGTGTGCCGGTACCCAAGAACAGAGCCGGCAACCTTGCAGATGTTGTACGCGGGTTTCAGAACGTCGATAGCGCGTTGCTCGTACCAGATCAGATCGGCCTTAGCGCATACGAGCAGTTTTTTGAACTGGAAGGCGGCTTCGCCGTACTTGTTCCAAGCGCGCTGCATAACCGTAGAATGATGTTCGCCGTTCGATAGCTGGCGAACATGTTCTTTCCATCGCTTGGTGAAGCTGACAGCGCTTCCGACGTAGCACTTGCCGTTCTGTAGGTTCGTGATCTGGTAGATGCCGGTATTCAAATCACGCTCCCCTATCGTTGGGCTTTGAAGACGTCTAGAGATCGCTTGGAGCCCTGCAACACCTTCAGGAAATCTTGAGGCGTAGCATACCGCAATTCGTCGTCTTCGCCTGCAGTACGGTTAGGAATGAAATCAGAAATTTTCGTGTTCTTGTTGCCCATCAGCCGGGCGCCGGTGGAGCAAATCAAAGCGGCGGCTTGCTCTACCCGTTCGGCGATATTCAAGCCCCCGCGGCGCCGGATGTAATCCGCCCATTGGCGCGCCTCGATCATCGACATGTTCTGTTGGGCTTCGGCGATCGTTCGACCGCCGATCCCATTCATCACTAGTTCGAACCAGAGGTCGTCGGGGGCTTCGGCTTTCCCGAGTTGACTTCGTTTACCGCAGTGATCAGTGCGAGAAACAACGTATCGCACATAGCACCTTGGCCCTTGGTGGAAGTGCCCAAGACATCGCCAGCGTTGAACAGCGGGACACCTTGCTCGTTACAAACCATGGTAGCGATACGCGCGGCCAGGTGCTCTTGATGACCTTCGGCAGCACGCCAAGTGTTTGTTATCGTGTGGTAACTAGCACGCTTTACATACACGTAGGCGTGTAACTCTTCGCCTTCGATGTTGTGCCATGAGATCTCTCGCTTGACGAGGGGCTCGTTAACGAAAGCCCCCTTTGCCGCCATTTCTTTCAGGTTAAGGAGATCAGTCATGGGTTAGCTCGACGATTTAGGGACGACGATCGGTTCACCCGATACCTGGATGCCCACGGTCGAGGTGACCATGGTGTTAAGGCCGAAGGTGAACGGATAGCTGTTCATGTAGCCTTCGAAGGTGATCCAACTGCGAGTTGGCGGCAGAACGAATTCATCGTCGCCCGAACTGTCGGTGCCAACGGTCGGCGATGCGGTGCCGTCAGAGAAGCCAACCGCCCACTGCAGAGTGGTGCCGGCGGTTTTCAGTTGGTGCAGACGGATATGCGCGGGGTCGGACGGGTCGAACTGCAGGCCGAAGGTAGCTGCGCCTGGAGTAGCGAGACCGGCCTCGTAAGTACGAGTCAGATCGTTCAGACAGGTGGTTTCGATCTGGTCGATAGCGGTGTCGATACCGTCCAGGGAGGTAATGCAACCTACGTCGATCAAGCTGCCGTCGGCAGGATCGATCGCAAACAGGTCCGTACCTTGCGACTTGATGGTCATTAGTGAAGCCTCTTAAGTTCGGTTGACAAGCCAGTCCAAATCGAAACTGGTTCGGTACAGCTTGGTTTCTTCGTCACGCATGTTACCCCGATAGCCAGTAATGTAGCAATCGGTCTCCACAGCGTAGCGTATAGCTTTCGCCGCGTCGGTACTGGATTTGGTCGTCAGGCCGTATACGTCCACCTGTAGGCTGGAACGATCGGCATCCGGGCGGCAGTTCAGCATGTTGAACGGGTCGCCGCCGATCCACTGATAGACAGCGTAGGGCTTAGCTACGTCTTGTGGCGCTTCGCCAAAAGGATAGATGCGAGGCTCCGGGCCACCGAGCAACGCTTGCACGGTCGGGTCGGCTTTGCACACGATGTAGAAGGGTACGTCCATCAGTTCAGCCCTAGTTTAGCCCTAGTTTAATCAGTTGGAACTTCGCGCTGGACAAGAATTCCTGGAAGACTGCCTGCCGGTTCTGCGCGAGCGCGTTGCGCATGAAAGGCTGTGCGCGACTGCGAGCGGTACCCAGCTCGACCCACCACCAGTAGAAGGTGTTGCCGCCGCGCTGCCCTCGTTTCGTCTTGCGCACACCCACGGAGATCTTGGTCGCGCCGGTCTCGTTGAAGAACTTCGTGTCTTCTACCATGGCGATGTTTAGCGCGATGTTGTTCGGCGTGGCGGGGTCGTCGATGCGCGACGCCCGGTCCTTCGCGTCGACGAGGACTAGATCCATCGCGTCTTTCGCAGCCGGAATCACGACCTGGCGCTGCAGCTCTTGCGGCAGGGTGCGGAAAACCCTAGAAAGCTCGTCAGCGCCTTTCAGCTTGTACGTGATGTAATCAGCCATGGTCGAACCCTCGCGAGATGGGCTGAGTATACCGCAAAAGAAAACCCGCCGAAGCGGGTTTTGGTCTGAGCATTTGAGCTTGCTACGCAGAGGCTTCTCAGTGTTTTCGGATGGCCGGTGCTGATCTCCGGCTTTTTACGATCCGACCGGCAAGTCGTAAATCTGCAGGGTGGTAGTACGGTCTTAACCCTTGCGTCACATCAGCCTGTGCATCCATCCGAAACACAATCTTAGCCCGCAACCCGCTTAAACGCAAACGACATGATGCCTTCCCGGCCAAGGTCGCTCTCTACGCGGTTCATCTCTACGCATTCGAAGCCCTGCTCGGCGCACCAGTTGATGAAGCCGGTGGACGAGAAGTACCATAAATGCTCGCCGGGCTTGTAGTGCTTTGAACCGGTCACATCACTGCCGTCGAATTCAAAGATGGGCAGCGAGACGAACAGCCATTCGCGGACTTCGGCCAGGAGTGCTCGCGGATCGGGAATATGTTCCAGCGAATCCCAGCAGGTGATCGCCTTTACGTCGCCCATCACGTCGCTGTAAGGGTTCCGGTAACACCCATTGCCTCGGAGCCAGGTAACGGCATCCGCGCAGACATCGTAGCCCCAACCACCGGACTCCTGAACATACCGACCGCCTCCGATCCCGATATCTACAGTGTCGATGGGTTTGCAGTATTTGCCTACCAGCTCCAGCCGAGCGCGAGTCAGCAAAGCGCCCATCTTGGTGTTGTCGAGCTTCTGGTAATGGGCGAAGTAATCGCCGCTATACAGCATCGGCGGGCGGCTGTGCCAGCCGTACCCCTTCTCAGGGCTCCAGAGCAGACAATCCGTCAAACCAGTTGGCAAGCTTTGCGTCATAATTCGAAATCCTCTTATCACAGCCATGCTGTTTCAGTCTGCAGCGACAGAAATTGTCTGGCACCGCGAAGGTAATGTTAGTTTGCCCTTTCGGGGTAATCAGCTCCGGCGCATTGTACCCGCCTTGGCCACCGCATACGATCCATGCAGGAACTTTAGCGCAAAGGGCGGCGGGGACAATCCATCCGATACCGCCGATCACTGCCGCTGCGCCCTGTACGAGCGCCAGCAGTTGTTCGACTGGCAGTTCACCTTTGTGGTAGCGCACGTGGGCGGGCGGCTCAGATCCAACGAGCCACTCCTGGCCGTCCTGAAGGTCCGCAACGCTAACCACCTTGTATCCGAGCAACCGAGCTTCCCAAGCTGCCCGATAAATGTACTCTGGATCTGGATTCCTCGTATCCGCGCGCCATTCCTGACGCACCGTCACTGGCCGAACGACAACGTACTTCCCGGTCTCAGGGGATGGCGGCAGCGGCGGTAAGTCAAACTCAGCCGGCGCCACGCCGAAGCACGCAGTCATGCCGGGGATAATGCCTTCGGTGCCGTAACGAATTTGGCGCGTAGGTTGCGGGCCAGGGGGTACAACCCAGTTCGTGTGCCGCGCGATGTTCTTCGACTGGGTGCGGAGCGTGGTTTGCGGTCGGATGAAGTGCACGTTTGGCAGGTCGGCCAGTAGCTCAGGCCACGGAGTATCGATGTAGAGCGGACCGGTTAGGTTTTTGATGAAGGCGCGGGCATATAGGGAGTCACCCAAACCGCGCATAGCATTGATTATCATTTGCCCTCCGACAGCACTTTGCGGAAATGCTCTTTGAGCTTCTCGTAGGCTTCCGCAGTGAGCGTAAGGTCGGTGTAGTTCTCGCCGTTGTGCTCATACGAAGACAGAAGGCCCAGTTTTACGGTAGGGAACAATCCTTCATCGCTCCCTAGCGCATAGTGTTCTGCCATGCTGCATCTCCTGACAAAAAGATCCCGCCATGAGGCGGGACAAGTGAGGGCCGACGGAGGAATTTGTCTCGGAATTTTTACCGTGGCTCCGAGTCCACTTATCGCTTACCTCCTAGGGGCCTACCGCGCCAGGCGATAACGGCGCTGCTACGTGCCTAGGACAGCCGGGCTAGTGCGGTTTTCGCCCTGAATCCCCAATCCGAAACGCCGCGGGGAAAGTCTTAAATTCTAGTGGGCCCTTTTGCTAGGTGGACCCGCAGTTCATCCTATTGTAGGCCGCCCGCGAAGCTTTCCTTCGATTTGGATAGACGACATGTTTTCTCCTTGCCCCGCCGGGGATCGGCACGCCGATGACCTCCTACGAAACGAACTCTAGCCGCGTGAATCACAAGTGTCAACAACCTTTTGCAATTCTTTTTCCAGCAACCCTAGCGCGTAGCATTCCAGCGACGTGGCGCGACTGCAGTTCACTACCTGTGCGCGCTGCGGCAACCTGGCGTGCTGCTTCATCCAATCTCGGCAGCGCGCGGCGTCGGGATTCTTCGTGTCCGCATGGTCGCCGTGCCAGTGCGTACCGGCGTCGACGTTGCAGTCATACCCGAGCAGCAGAACGCGCGCGGCGCCCAGGTCGAACGCAAGCTCGATCGCGCGCAGCCCGGAGTTGTACCCGCCGTATTTTTGGTGCAGGTTCAACCCGTATTTGGCTGACGCCTGGCGGGTACACGTCCAGCGTTTAGGGCCTTCTGGAACCGAAGAATGATTCGCGTCCCACCAAGCTAGGTCGCCCGCGTAAAGGTGATCACACCACGGCGATAGCTGCCATGAGTTGTTCACGGCGATCGTCGGTAAGCCGGACGCGCGGACCAGTTCGCAGTCGTGCGCGTTTAGGCTTGGGCCGGATGCTAGGCAGACGTAGGTTTTACTGCCCATCGTTCACGCCGAGCGACACTGGAGCGCTGACGTAGTCTTTCCCGCTATCAGGGTCACGCAACCATGCGTGGGCGTTGTAAACGCCTAAGATCTCGTTTCCGCTTCCTTTTTGCAGTACCCGCTGCCTCGCTTTAAGCCCGGGGCGCGCACGTACAACAATCCGTGCGATGATCTCAGACTGGGTAGCGGCAGACTCTTTAAATTCTCGCCCGCTGGCGTCCACGATGCGTGCCGGGACGTTCTCGAAGACCGTTACCCAAGCTTCGGTGAATCCGCCGGTATAGGGGTCGCGGACTTCCGTCCAGTCTTGGATGTCCACTCGGTGGCGGTACTGGCCGGCGCGGCTCATCAACGTTCCTCGAACATGATTTGGTAGATGTATTGCGCGGCATCGTTCACAGTCAGGCCGCCCGTAAGCGTGGAGAGACGTCCGTAGTAGGTGCCGGCCGGGAGGCCGCGTTCGCTAAAGGATCCCCCTACGTTGTTCGCGGTGTTGTTTGCCGCAGAGGCACGAATCTTCATCACGTCAACACGGGTTCCGCCGGTGAAATTCCCGGTGCCGCCTACGCTGGTCTCGATGATGCTGGTTGGCGCGTAGAACGGCGTTGGGCGCTCCCCCATGCGGTTTACGCCGATCAAAGGGACGTTCACCCAGGTTCCGCTTGGCGTCGCGCCTGTGAAAACTTCCAGCTGCAGCGCGCCTTGCGTCAAGTCCAAATTCTGCGACCAGAGGATAAAGTCCTTGGTGGCCGTGAAGCGGAACTGTACCGAGGGGCCTGCCGTAGGGATAACACCGTCAAGGAAAGCGCGGAACATCCGACCGGCGAAGAAACCCGTTTGCCCGGAATCGACACGCAGACGAGGGCTAATCCCGGCGATGCCGCCACCGGTGATCAATGCCTGCGGCAGATTCACGTCGATCGGTTCGTCTAGATTCACTTTCAGACGATTGTCTACGACCATTTCCGGCGGAAAACCCATCTCGGCATCGACCAAGAGGCGGCCATCTACGACCATCTCTGCCGGCGGCTGGGCGAGAACGCGGGTAGCGTGGGTGTTGTCGCCCATATACTTCTCGAACCGGTTAGGGCCGCCGAAGATGCGTCGGATGTAGTCCGTGACTATTGGCATGCTGGGTCCCTCAAGGCGTAAAGAAGCGCGGTCACCGGTTTTGGCAAGTAGCCCTGCTGGAAAGCCTCATCCGGGTTCTCGTCACGGTCTTTGTACAGGAAGCCGACCATCAGCAGCGTTGCCGCCTGGACAGCATAGCGCACGATCTTGTCGCCGTTGCTGTCTACCGCGTAGATCGGGTCGCCCGAGCTGTCTAGCACGGGATCGTCGTTGCTGTCGCGCTCCACTTCGTAAGCGCTGGCCGATTTCAGATAGTTCTTGACAGCTTCTGAAGCCGCGCGGACATACGCGTCGATCAACACGTCGTCTTGGTCGTGATCCATGTTCAGGTGCTGCTTAGCGCGCGCCAGCGTTACGTACATCATAGTTTGACCCCCTTCGACGCGTCGAAGGTGCTCGCGTTCTCTCGAAGGTCTTTACCGTTTCGGCCGGCTTTAACGCAGAGCGTCCAAGCGTCGCTAGTACCCGGCTTGTCGGTGTTCTGCGCTTTGGTAGAAGTCCACTGGCTGCCCGCCCAGGTGACGTTGTCGTGCCGGTCGTAGGCTTCGCCTTCGCGGTGGACGCCTTTGTAAATCTGGATCGGCAGGGCGAACTTCTGGACGACTTCTGCACCGCTAGACTTGGCCAGGGTGACGGAGAACTCGCGATCGCTATCCTGCGTAACGTTTACCGCTGCTACGCCGTCCACGATGCACTCCCAGCCACGCATTCCGTGGGTGCGCTCGTAAGACTTCCACAGGCCGCCATTGTGCGCTGCGTAGGTGCCCCGGGCGTACTGTTTGCTTTCGTCGATCGCCGGCAGGATCTCCAGGTCGATCGCGTCTCGCCCGTGCTCCGGTTCGGGGATTACCGGAGCAGGGATAAGGGCGGCAGCAGCCCGCGCGACGGCGTCTACGTCGACCTTCTCGGGTTCAGGCACCTTGACCAGCGCGGCCACGGCTTCGAGATCCACCGAATCCGCGTCTTTGCCGTCCTTGACCTCGGGCAGTTCGATCAACGCCGCGGCGGCTTTTGCCAGCGCGTCGAGGTCCACCGGATCCGCGTCTTTGCCGTCCTTAACTTGCGGCAACTGGACAAGCGCAGCGATCGCCGAAAGGTCAGGTTCGACCGGCTCTGGCAGTTCGTCCATACGCTTGGTCAGGTCAGCAATCTGCGAATCGCGCTGCGCGAGCTGTTCTTTCAGCGGGGCAACAGCTTTCGCCACGGCTGCAGCAATTACCGGGGCCAGGAATTCGGCTTGCGCTTCGAGTTCACGCAGGTTCATTAGCGAGCCTCTTTTCGATCAGCAGGGCGAGCATTTTCGCGCTGTCTTGGATTTGTTCGTCGGTTGGGTCTTCCGGTTGCGCTGCTGGCGTCGGAGCAGCGGGCGTAGCGTTCTGCCCGAAGGGGTCTGCAGCGTCGCGCTTGGCGAGAGCCGCCAGGCTATAATCCTGCTGCTGGGCGGTGACGACATCGCCACCCTCAACCGGCGGCAAGTTCAAGCGTTTGCGCGCCTCGTTGGTGGTCATGATAGACCCTTTGACGCCTTCCGACAGCGTACTAACCGTCGTTGCCTCGTCCATGCGGAGTAGGCCGGTTTCGTCTACGTCCACGCCGTAACCGGCTGGTAGCGCCAAGCCCTCGTCCATGCAGACTTCGTACTCTTCGATCAGGCTTTGCAAGCAGTCGGAGTAGTACTTCTGGTTCTCTTGCGCCGCAGTAGTACCCGTGGCGGACTCGGTTACACCTACCTTCGACGCGGGAACGTGAAACGCGGTGCAGATCATCTGCGCTGTGAGCTTGAACTGCTCGATGAGCTGCGAGTCGGTAGCGCTCATGCGCATCTGTTCAAACTTCAGGCCATCACCGACCACGGCTACTTTGCCGGAGTTGTTGCCTGAATAGTTCGCGTCCCAGTGCGCTTTGAGCCGTCCTGCAGTCTCGTCGGAGATCGCACCGGGGGCCGTCAGAATGCCGCCCGGGCGAGCGCCGTTTTCAAAGAAGGTGCTCGAATCGTTCTGCATCTTCAGCGATTGGCACGCGGCCAGGGCGCAAGCGTATAGCGGCGGGATGCCGACCAGGGGGTGGAACAGACAGTTCATCCGGTCGTGGATGATCTCGGAAGCTGGAATCGTGATTCCCTCGCTACCGATCGTGTTCAGGTCATCGCCGTTGCACTGGTACCACACTTCACCGGACGGGGTGACGAGGGGCGTTACCCGGCAGGGGTCGAGTATGTATATCGCAGTGACGATTCCGCGAGCGTCCCGGCGCTTCAGCCCGTAGGCGTTGCCGTTAGTCAGCTTCGACGTTTCCCACCACTGTTTGAACTGGATGTGGTTCTGGTACTCGTTCGGCTTGCGCAGCACGGGGCTAAACGCGGGGCTCGTAGTCTCTTTCCAGATCCCGTTATCGTCCAGGGACATCAAGCGCTGGCGCAGCTTGCCGATGTCGTTGGCGATCAGCGTTACGCAGGCGTAAACGGCGTAGTGCGCCAGGACTGTCGGCGATTTCCACTCGTCGTTCTTTTGCCAGGCGCCGGTATACGGCTCTCGAATGATCGGCCACCAACCGCCTCCGCCGTTACCGCTAACGGGCGACGTTACCGACGGCAACCGCTTAAAGGTCAGCTCGCGGCCAAAAATTCGCATTAGACAAGTTCCTGAGCTTTGATCGCGGCTTCGATGTCCGATTTGTTGATGCGGCCGTCTTTACCGGTGCCGACTACGGTTTTGACATCGATGCCGTTCTCTTTGGCGAACGCGGCGACGTTATCGGAGATCAACAGTTCGTCTTGCTGCGCGGGCTCCACCTGGCTGCCTTCGTCAGGATAGGTGCCGTGGCCCAGCTTGCGCAGGGTTTCGGCATACCGACGCGCCATCAGCACAGTGCGGCCATTTTTACCGTAGGTGAATTGGACTTTAGACATTAAGGAAGCCCTCGAATTTTCGGCAGTATAGCGGTTAGGACTCGGTTTGTGCTAGGGCGGCTTTTTCCGCGCGCTTACGTGCCCAGTATTCTTTCATTTTGGCGCCTTGTCTTGCTCTTACTTCAGGAGTCATAGCGGCGGCCATCTTTTCTCTGCGCGCTTCTAGCGCTGCGGCTTGGGCGGCTCGGTGTTCGTCCGTCCAGCGAGCATCATGCATTTTCTTCTTGGCTTCGGGGTCTTTCCATCGCCGAGCAAGCCTTTCACCCTGCTCCTTCTTAAACTCTTCAGACTGCACGCATTGCTGCAGGCCGCCACCTTCGTAGTTGGCCTTAGCCGCAGCAGCTTTCTTGGCTTTAACTTCAGGTCGCTCTTTTATCTCGGCTAGTGCGGCTAGGTTCTTTGCGCGGTACTCCGGCGTGGATTGCGCGACAGATAAGCTGGCACGGCGTTTTGCTTTTGCCTCCGGTGTTTGCGCAGACGCTTGGAAAGCTGTGAAGGCTTCGGGGTTTTCTCTTGCCACTCGCCGTGACCGCTCGGCATGCAGAGCCACTTGTTCGGGGTCTTGGTAACGTTTACGAGTCGCGCGTCCTCTATTTTCCTTTGCCTCTGGAGTCTGCATTCCCGCCATGTAGCGTTCTCGTATACGCGCATCCTGCCACGTTTTCTTAATACGCGCCGAAGCTGCAGCCCGGAATTCCGGAGTAGAACGCACCTCTCGCATGATAGCCGACAATCGTTCTTTGTACTCCGGGGTTGATCGCGTAAGTCTTGCCGCTTCATTTCGCTTTTTGAGAGCGTCAAGATCCAAACCCGCTAAACCGTCGCCTCCTGAAGTCGAATTCGTAAGCCTGTGCCCTTCCGCTTTGAATTCAGAAATCATGCGAATTTCATAAGGCTGCCAGGGCTCCCCTTCAGGTACTTCCAGGACGATTTCTATCTCTGGCTTCTGCCCGTTGTCCAGAAGGCTGCGTATCCAGTTAGCCGTATGGTGCTTCGTGTCCCCGCTGCGTGCGGCGGAAATATGCTTAGACAGTCTTACCGCGGGATTATTGGTTTTCCCGGTGTACCGAATCTCCCCTTGAGGGCACAACAGCGCGTAGATGTAGTCAGTCACGACCTAAGACCCCGCTAAACGTAAAAAGGCCGATACGAATCAACGTATCGGCCTTTAGTTTACCAGACTAACTACGTCTGTCTAGGGGTTACGCGGTTCCCCACTGCACGTCTGAAAGGTACGAAACGGCCTGTGGGCGGCGTTTCTGCCACCGGCACCATCTTTCTGCACGGATGGCCGTTTGGTTGGTTTGGAACATGCTAACCAGTTGGGCAGCGGTTGGGGTTGCGTTGGCAGCGTCATCGTCCAGGAAGATGGTCGCTTCCTTCGACAGGTCGATGGTCACTACGCCGTCGTCGGCCAGGTAGATCTCGCTGGCGAATGCCAGAATGAACAACGAACCGCTGGAATCAGACGGCACGTAGTTCGACACGATCATCGGAACGCCGTCGATGGTGCCGCCGTTCAGACCTACTTCCGGGAACTCTCGCGAGCCAAGGGGATTGCGCATCAAGGTCAGCGCACGCGCGGTCTTGGTGTCGGTGATGTACACCGCGCTGCCGGTAGGCAGGTTGGTAGCATCGGCTTCAGCCCACAGAGCGGCGATGTCAGCACGAACGGCGTCAGCGTCGGTACCACTGGACGGAATCGGGGTAACGCCGTTGGTGATCGATGCCGGGCTAGCCGAGGCACCGGTACCAACTGCCTTCGCTGGATCGACGAAGTCCTCGTCCATGCGCTCGATTACTGCGTCGGCCAGGTCGTCGCGGACGAGGGTCTGAATCGACGGATCAGAGAAGCGCGACAGCTCGTCAGTAACGACCGAGATGGCGGCGATCTTCGCCCAGGTCAGGGTTTGCGCTTCGTAACCGGACTTGGTTACTGGCTTGCGGTAGCCTTCGCCGACCCACGAAGCGCGGCCTGCGGAGGTCTTGCCGGGGATACGCACGTTGAACGGTACGCGGCGAAGCGAAGGCACACCGTTTACGCCAAACTGGCCGACAATTGTGCGGGGGCGCAAAAAGTCAACAAATTCCGACGAAAGGTTGGTGTAGTCCACCAAATTGCCGGCCCAGGTTGGGTCAGTAGTGGTGCCCGCGGCGACAGCGGCCTTCATGATGCCTTGCAGACGGATGTCATCGGCGAATTTGTTCTCGGCGAAAGCCTTGGCGCTGGAGATGTCGCCTTTACCGGCGTACATGGCCAGGGCGAATTTGGCGAAGCCGATGCCCGGCTCTTCGTTCTTCACGCTTTTGACGACAGCAGGAGCGGAGGGGCGCATGCGCTCGGCCATCTTTGTTACGTCTTCCACCGGCTTGGCCTTGGCAACGTCGGCAGCCTGCATGGCTTCGAGGCGCTTGATGTGGGTGGTGGTAGCAGTGATCTCGTCCGACAGGGTGTCGAACTCTTCGGACTCGGCAGCGTCCAGGCTGCGGCCTTCTTCACCGGCTTTTTCCATCAGCTCGGTTTGGCGAGCCGACTTTTGCTCCAGGGCAGCCTGGAACGATTTGATTTGTTCACCGAATTTCATGTCTTGGCCCTCCTCGGGCTTCGGAACGACTGGAATGTGTTTTACAACGGGTGCCGAAGCGCCGGCAGGTTTACCGAGACGCACGACGGGGATTTCCTTTTTGCCGGACGCGGCAGGCAATCCAACGTCGAACGACTTGATATTGAAAACGGCGCCAGCGTTGGCCGGCACCGACACCAAACTCAATTCATAGACTTCCGTGGACTTGTAACGGATGCCGTAAGTACCTTTGATCGGCTCCGAGTCAAGCGACCGGAAGCCAATCGACACAGCACGAATCAGACCGGCTTTGACCGACTGCCAGGCTTCGTCCACTCGATCCTTCAAAGTGCCCGGCTCGTCGACCGTAGCCACGGTGGCGGTAAACGGAACGCCTTTAGCGGTTGGCGCGCCGAATTCCACAGTACCGATCGGCTTGTCGTGGTCGTGCTGCCACAGCAAAACGAGCGGGTTCTTAAACTTCACGCCCAAGGGCTCAACAACATCGCCTACGCGATCCGGCTGCGGGGTCGTAGCCCACCCGGTAATCGTGCGGCTCTCGTCGCTAACCGCCTTGGTCTCTAAGAAGCTATAGGCTCTGTTCATACACAGCTCCGGTAAATTAGGCGCACTGTAACCTAAAGAATCAGCATTTGGAACTTTTTGTGCGCCGCGGCCGGGTTGAGCGACATAAGGCTAACCGCGTTGAACAGCGCCATTACCGGGTCGATCTTCGCAGCGCCCGAAGCCTGCTTAGTTACGAGGATGGAGTTAGCCCGGGGCTCAACTCGGCAGTTTGATACTGCCCAAACCATCAGCCCTTGTTTTGCGTGCACCAACTGGCCACCTGCCAAGCGCCGTTCCGCGGTCTTGATCGCTCCGCCTAGTTTCCACCCTTGGCTTATACCGACGATCTTGTCCTCGGGAATGCCGCGGTTTATCAACTCATCGAAGATCGCTCCGATACCCACCGGGTCAACGCCTATCTTGTCGAGCAAGCCCCAGTCGTAAACCTGCTCAACCAAATCGCAAAGCTCTGTCACGTCGTCGCCGATGCGCTTGACGATACCCAAGTCCCCCTGTTGTGCGAAGTCTTCCATCTTCGACTTCTCGGCCAGGTTGCGCTTAAGCGCGGAAGGGTGTGCCCACGCGCGGGACCACGACACCCAAGTGTCAGTACCAATCAGTCGGCCGAGAATGCTAAGTCCAAGCAAGTCGTCCAAGCCGCCGCCGTCGATCCCCACCGTGATCACCTCACAGAGATCGCGGAACTTCTCGAAGGTCAGCTTTTCGTCGGTTTGCTCTAGCCAGAAGTCGGCACCGGCCCATCGGTCGGTACGCAGTGCCATGCCTACTTCGATGTTCAGGTACTTCGACAAGACGATCAGCATCTCTTCCGGTCCGACCGCTTCGGCGCGCCGGATCTCCCGCTCGATGAAGTCGATACTGGCCGACTTGCCGAGGTTGGGGTTCGTCATGTGGAAGTTAGCGGGATCGAGGTACAGCTTGTTCTCGACGTAGTGCCGCGGAAACTCGTACAGGATAGGAAGGAAGTTTTTGTCGATGATCTCGCCATCGCGGACCTTCCTCGCGTACATCAGCTTGGAAGCGAAGACGCCGGCCGGGGGTTCGTCCGACTGAGTGGTCAGATACAGCACGAAGCCTTCCGGTCGAGACGCCAGGCCGCCAGTCGCTTCGACCAGCATCTTGGCAGCGTTCGGGTTCTTGCCGAACAGGTGGATCTCATCGACCAGGACAACGGCGGCCTTTTTACCGCCTACCGTGTTGGTGTCGGCTGCTACGACTTTCAAGGTGGCACCGGTGCCGAGGTGCTTGATGGTTCGAATGTGGTCTTGTACCTGCATCATCGCGTCGAGCTGTGGGTCCGCCTTCACCATGTCCCGGGCCGGCGCGAAAGCGTTATCGGCCACCTCTTTCGTCGGGGCTAGGATCATGAACTCGGCCGACTGACGCCAGTTCATCTTCAGGACCGTGATCATGATGCTCGCGGCCTCGGTCGACTTGGCGTTTTTCTTCGAGATCATCAGGAACGCTTCGCGGATGTGCTGAATACCCGTGTCCGGGTCGTAGGCTCCGAAAATCGCGTTCGACAGATCCTCCGCCCAGCTGGCACCGATATCGCCGATCGTTTGTTGCCCATCGGCCACGTCTACGATTTTCAGCCGGTGGCGGAAGTCCCGCGCCTCTTGCGCAGATTCAGGGAACAGCGGATCGAACGGTACCAGGCTCCGGCCTTCGACGATCCGCTGTTCCCAGTCGGGGCAACTCGTTACGTATTCGGGCGCGCCCATCAGTTAACTGCCTTCAAGGGTGGTGGGCGTCGCGTGGCGTAGGCGTCGCTGCCAGCTGCAGCCTGCTTGGCGCCATCCGCTTTGGTTTCCTTCTTCCCCTTCTCGCCGATCTTGGCGTGCTGGAAAGGCAGCAACGCTTTCGCCACCTCGATGCGACGGCCGAGAGGAACGCGCGGGTTCGCCTGGACAGCTTCGAGGAATTCCAGGGAGTCGCCGGTTTGGGGCAGATCGTCCAGGGGGTCGTCTTCTGGCTCTTGGTCTTCGGGGGTGGCTGGCGCTGGTTTGCGCGGATGAATAGGTTTATGCGCCTCTGGGGATACGCCCGGGGTCGCGAACCCGATAGCAGCGAGTGCCGCCACGATCTTCGGGTCTTTACGAAGGCGTGAGCCAGCGGACGCGGCGGTTTTCTCACTGAGTCCCGCATCGATCGCAGCTTGCTTGGGGCCATTCCCGCGCAGGGTGGATTCCACAAACTTTTGGCGGGTTGGGTCGAGCATATGTTGAGCCTCGTGTTATGCGTGTTCGCAGCTTAACACGGTCAACAAAAGGGC